TCTAGGTTCGATTCCTAGCAGGGCCATAACTTTCCCCCACACACACACATGATCAACAACACCAAGGATGATGGCTCTTTTGCCATCAAACAAATCAAGACCACCAGCGGTAAGCACTCCCACCGGATCTGCGCCACGGACCACAGCAGGCTCTACGCCCGCAAGGCGGACCTCGGCATGGGCTACGGCAAATCGGTGCACGGCATCCTCAGCGCTGCCGTTCCAGCCTCGCTGTACAAGCAGATCGTCATCACGGCGCGCGAGGAGAAGATGAACCTCTCCGACCTCATTCGCCGTGGAGTCATGAGGGAGATCGGAGCTATTAAGCTTTCGCGCGCCCTCGGCCTTGACCCTGCTGTCTATGGAGCTACCAACTCCACGCCGGCCCCAGCTCCTAAGCCTGTTCGCAAGAGCAAGGCCGAGAAGAAGGCCAAGGTCGAAGCCCGTGAAGCTATCCGCGAGCTCCGCAAGGCGCTTAAGAAGCTCGCCAAGGGCTGATTTTGCTCAGGTGGCGGAACGGCAGACGCAACGGCCTTAGGCGCCGTGGCCGATAAGGCGTAAGGGTTCGACTCCCTTCCTGAGCAGAGGTCCGACGAAAGTCGGGCCTCTTTGTTTGACGGGTAAGCCAAGGGCCCCACTATGCCCGGCACAGAGGGATGGCAGAGCGGCTTAATGCGTCGGTCTTGAAAACCGAAGTCGGGCAACCGGCCGTGGGTTCGAATCCCACTTCCTCTGCGCTTCAGGGCGGGCCGACTTGCGGCCCTTTAAGGCTTAGCCACCCCACACGCGATCTCACAACCAACACAGATAGCGTATAGAGGGCCCTAGCCGTGTCAAGGGGACGGCTTTGCGTTAGTCCTATCCCTAACCCAGTCCCAAGCATACCAGAGCGCCAGCAGGGCAAGGCAGCTCAGGGTGCAGGCCACGATTATGCCAAAATATTCCGAGTCTATCACAAACGGGACTGCGCCCATAGCTATGCCACAGCCAAGTAATGGGAGGCCGGTCTTTGGACCCATGAATACCATGCAGGCCGCGCCCGCCGCCGACATGGCTATTCCGGCCAGAGTCCATAGGTTAGCTGACGCGTCTTTCTTGACCCTGACCATTTCGTCTTGGAGCTCTACGATTCGTTTGTCGCGAGCTTCAATCGCGGCCTTGTTTGTTTTCACCTGATCCTCAAGCAGCTCCCATTCCTTTTCTACCTGCTTCTGCTTCTCTGCGGCCTTCTTGCGCTGAGCTTCATATTCAGCTGGCGTGGCTTTCTCACTACGCTGGCGCGCGTAAGCAAGATCACCCTCAGTGGCCTTAGGTAAGCTTGACGCAGCTACAGAGAGCTCAGATTCGACGACAGCTGGCTTGCCGGCCGCATTAGCTTCCCGCGCGACGACGACAGCTGCAGCTACCCGAGAATCTATCACGTCGATTTCTTTACCTACCTGATCAAGTGCGGCCAGCTTAGGGGCTGGCTCAGCTGCCGGCAGCTCTTTGTCCGAGCTCTTGCACCCAACAAGCACAGACATGGACATTACGACCAAGGCTATGCGAGAGGACTTAAGCACCTTGGCTATAAGGCCTATGGCGACTATCACACACGCGACAGTCAGGGCCATGGCCATGTCACCGCTTGTTTCGAGAGCGCGCTGGGCTGCGTTTAGGCTTTGCTCGAGCTTCTTGTCGTCGCTTGCAACCCCGTTGTCCGTCAGCAGAACCACCATCGCACTGGTTGAGCGAAGGGAGCTTAATACCGATTGAACGACAAAGCTTGTATAGACCGCACAGGATGCGGCCATGGATAGTATCACGAATGTTGCCCATAAAAGGTTACTTCGATCGTCTGCGCTTTTGGGTGGTTGGTTTAGGTGCATGTTTGATTTCCTTTTCGCCGCGCGCGCGGACGTATTTTATGAGGTACTCCATGATCTCTGGAGCAACTGCGCCGGCGGCGCCTATCGAAGCATAAAGTGCACCCTTGCTGGTGATGTAATCCTGAGCAAGCAGTCCAACGATGGCTGCGGTTATCATAGCCGCAGCACCACGTCTGACAATCCACGCCAGTGATAACGGCTCGTCGCTCAAAAGGATTCTAGCGCACATGGCAGCTCCACCAAGTATGCCAGAGATGATTCCATCTTTGGCCAGTCCGGCCATATCGGGTTCAGCGGCGCTCATCACGTTCAGTTGGCATCATTTCACGTCGCTTGAGCAGGAAGGCCAGCCTCTTGACACCATTGGTACTGATTGACTCGCCTCCGTTTACATCCGCGCCGGTGATCTGCATGAGAGGTATGCCTTCCATGACCCTACGCCTGAATTGGATTTCCATTTCCTTGGTGCGAACTAGCGGGCTGTGCACAAGCGTGGTAGTTAGGGGGTTGGTCATCCTTATCACATATGCCGCAGATGCAGCCGGGTCTAGGTGGGCCCTAGGGAAGAATAGCTTCACTAGGCCATCGACATGTGCCTTGTGCTCTATGCCTGCGGCAAGGGTGCCAGATGGATCAGACCTATACATCAACGGCTGTATATTCCTGTTCATCGGATTAATGGAAGTGCCATAGGGCTGAAGTCCGGCGCCCCTCATTTCAAATTTGTCAGCAACAGTCATTGGCATGGTTGAAGACCCAACTTGGTCTTGGTTTATCATCCCGCGCTCTACTAAAGCAAGGGTCACAGCCTCGTTTGATTCCCTGCTTGGCGCCATGCCGGACCCGGCCATTCCAGACGGCATATTTTCACCGGCAAATTTCTCAGTAAGCTGAGGACCTATTAAACCCTTTTCGACATACTTAGCACGAATGGCCTCCTTAATCCTAGATAGGTCCATGTCACCAAATACGCTTTCGTCGGCTCCCGTCGGGAAGCTGCCGGCGAATTCTTTCATGATAGACGTAGGAGATATTGTTCCGAAGTCTACGTAAGCTCCAGCCGGTCCAAACTCCTTAAGGAACGCGCGAACCATCCAGTTGTTACCCCTGTACTTGGATGACTGCAGATACATTTCACGGAACGCTTCAAGCTGCCTAGGGCTAGCCTGAGTCTGGTCTATTTTTTCGATGACTTTGCCGCTCGCGTCAGTTAGCACTAGCCAGTTGCCATCAACATTGACAGAGGGGCGCTCAAATGAATCTAGCGAGTAGTTAAGCTTGAAGGCTTCTGTCGATCCGGGCACGGCGAGCTCTAAGGCGTATTGAGGCAGGCCATAGTTAGCTATGTAGCCCCATCCGGCAGAGTTCGAATTGGCACCAGCTGCCACAAAAAGTCCAGCCTCAGAGCCAACCTTGGTGGTTATCTTGTCGGTGTGAGATTTATTGACCACCTTCTTGCCTTCATAAATGTGCACCCTATTTGATATTGGGCCGTACAGGTTTATTGGGGCGCCAGTATAGGTTCCGACGCGTCCCCGGTAAGCCATCATCCAGTCATCTGGGAAGGCCTTCTCTGCTTCACGACCAAGGGCCGTAAGAGCTATTTTAAAGTGATCAGCCAGCTTACCCTCTTGACCTCCGTGGGTGAACACCTTGCCGCCGGTAAGCTCACCAACGTGTTGAGCTACTTCAAGCGTGGCCAGCCTATGGAAGAATCCAGAGTGAGGCCCTTCTGGCCCGTTGACTGACTTGCCGGTATTCTTTTCCCAAGCCAAGATGGCTCCACTAACATACATGGTCATATCCTTGGGCATGCCCGCATCCCTGAGTGAGAGCAGGTGGCCTTGTGATCCGCCAATCCTAAGCCAACCTGCAGGCGTGGCTATGCCTCCGCCGCGCTGAATCTGGTAAGTAGCATCCATGATTCCCATGCCGTGCTGGCCATGGTTCATTGAATCCAGCACATTCATTATTAGCTGGCTGGTCTTGTAGGCGCCATCTTCGGCAAACGGCATGGAATCAGGGAAGACAGTTATGTCCTCTCCATCTGGCATGGATACATGGCCGCTCTTATTTGGGCTAAAGGTTTCCTTAACCACCTTCCTCATGGCGGCTATCTCGTCGGCCTTCCTGTTAGCGGCTTCCAAGAACTTGGGGCCACCAGACATAGCCGAATATATTTCCACCACGTTTTTAGCGAAGTCACCGGCTGCGCTTCCATTATGCCTGTGGTATGGAGCAGTGTATACGTTTATGGCTCCATTGCTTATGCCCATTTTCTTCAGCGCCAAACCATAAGCCACGAATTGCTCCTTGGTATCAAACGTCCTGAAGGTGACATTGCCGGCCGTACCAAGTCCTAGTTGGCCGACTGGGTTTACCCTTACCCATACCTGACCAAAGTCGCCTTTAACTTCAGGGCAATTTGCGAGCGTGTCGGCTACATCTTGAGGAGTAGTATCAACGTCTAGCGCAACTAAGGCCTGCTTAAACCTGCTAGCCAATGCGTTCTCGCTTTCGTGTAGAACGTTGGAGAAGCTCTTTGCGGCCTCGGAGTGAGGCCTTGCCTGTGCTGGACGACGCTTAAGCTCGTCAAGTATGATCAAGACCGACTTGCCGATGTATGACTTACTGTCCGCGTAATCCTTTCGGATGCGCTCAATAGTCCTATCAACTAAGCCCTCGTAATCCACGGCGCCGGTTCCATCTATGTGGCCGCCAAGCTCTGTTGCCAGCTTCTCATCCTTGATCATAGACCGGACAACGTGAGTGGCAATGAGGTCTCCTATCTTTGAGCTATTGCGCCCAATGCTAACCAGCTCGCTTACAAACCTATGCATTTCTCCGGTAGCCCCAGCAGCCTCAAGCATATCAAGCTCCTTCTTCAGGGCGTCTAGGCCTTGGTTTCGCATAGCCTCTACGCCTCGATTGATAATGGCAGCCGTCATCTCGAGCTGCTTTTTTGCAATCTGAGCAACGCCATCAACAGTTCGCATGTCTCTGAGCATTTTGTCTTTCATTTGCTCAGACCTTGGGTTGCGCATTGATGGGTCCGCATGCTCAGCGTTCGTTATGTTTTCGATCATGCGCTGCTTCATCTTTTCGTACGTAGCGCTATCTACAGTATCAGGCCCGAAACTTGGGTAGCTTCGGATGGCGTCTATGAGCTCATGGTCAAAGTCATAGACGAACACCTCGGTAGGAGATACCTGACCATTAGTCATGCGAGATATGGATTCGCGAATGCGGTCAGGAACCTTTGCCGTACGACCAGTCCTCTTTAGTAGGGCCGGAACAGCTTCGTGCATCATCGAGCGCTGGAAGATGTCGGTCTGATCTAGGAACAACCTAGAAGCCAGAATATCAAAGTCCTTGGTGCCAGTTGATATTCCTCCAGATCCAGTACCGATAATGGTAGATAGCTGCTCTGCCGCCTTCCTGCTTGAGTCATTGGCAAGAGCTAGGAGGTCCTTGTACTCCTTATTGAGCTTGGCCAGCTCGGAAGACCTGCCGAAAGCCTCTTGCTCCGCAAGGGTGGTAGGAAGGAACATGTCCGGGTCGCTGTAAGGAACTATCTTATCAACCTTCTGGAATATGTCTGACTGAATTTCTTCGAGAAGTGATATAGGTTCACGCCTGAACGCGAGCGGCAGGTCTCCATTAGGATCAATGCCGGTAAGTGTAGCAAAGCCATCTATACCTAAGGCTGAGGTCATCATTCCCCATCCAGTCCTTGAGTGGCCAAGCTCATATGCTCCGCCACCACCAGACATCGACGAGTTGCCGGGCATAGCCCTTTCGAAGTGCGTCCCGTGGTTCCTATTGTCGTCATGCGCCATCCTTTTGCTTGTTGCGAGCCTGACCGCAGCCACACGCTGTATGGTCTGCTGCAGGGCAATCTCGGAGGTGTACTTTTGCTTTTCAGCGTCAAGCTCTGGCCCCGGGGTCATCCTGCTTATCTTTTCCTTACGAGCCTTCAGGTTGTCGCGAACCTCTTTGAGGTAAGTAGTTATATCAGACAGGCCTTCTTTGTCTGCGTACCTGACGATCGCTTGGTGGTGCGCTTGATAAGGCGAAGCTATGTAGCTGGTGTACGGGAAGCTTCCGTAATAATGCATGGACTGACCCAATGAATCTTCGGAGTCAGAATTCCATCCAAACCCGGTGCTCTTGCCAGCTTCCAGAGTTGCAGCTAGCGCATTGGTTGGCTTGGTTGCCGCGTGGGGCATGTTGGGGCTTACTAAGGACGATATGTATGGCCCTATTTCATCAGCTACAGGACCAAGTATAGCCCTAATTGCAGCGTCGGAGGCGAACGCCTTGATCCTGTCATTAACCGCATGACGCGATTGCTCGAGCTGTCTAAAGTCGTACGAAGCAAACGGCTCTCCTTCCTTGGCCACTATTTCAGCAAGCTTGCCATGGATTGTGTCAGATAGGGAGACTGAATCTATCCTGTCAGCTCGGAATACTCCGATCTTCTCTGCGAACGACCTGAGGTGGCCCTCGATAAAGCCAGCCATGTCAGCGAGCTTGGCTTTGGTTGCCTCATCAGCTCCTTCACTAGAAACCTTTTCGTACAGCGTGGTTAATTCCAGACGCTTTGTTAGCAGCGCGTCGACGGCCATCAGCTGGTTCGCCCTGCTCTGAAGCCTTGAGTCGTGTATGAATGGAGGCACGAACGTGTTATTCCCAAGAGGCTTTACGCTTTCCTCTGGGTTAAACCCAAGCGCTGAAGCCTGCTGCGCGGCATGCATTAGGTACATGGCCGGCTCCGACCTACGCATGGTCGGATATACTGCGGCCATAAATTCAGCCATGTCCTGCCTGCTGAACTTGGCGGCCGGGTTGTTTGCAAGCAGGTGCCCAAGGCCAGTCTGCCTTATCTCTGCCTTTGATACGCCGTTCTTGGTTAGCAGACTGAACCATTCCGTACCATTGAGATACTGGAAGTCCCTGTTATTGCCCGGCAGGCCACGGATGATGGCGTTCATAGCCCTTGATCCGAAGTTCATAACGCCTTGAGGCAGGCCGAAGTTCACCTTCTGCCTTACCATATCTTCGAGCTCAGGGATTGAGCTGCCCGTAATCTGCTCGAGCTTTACGGCAGGAGTGTCGAACTCTAGGTGGAAATTTCGGCCCAAAGCTTTCCCAACCTGTCGGGCTTGCTGGACGTCCATAGCCATATCCAAATCGCCCACGCGGTATTTTCCTGTTCCCTCTAGCTCGCCCGAGAAACCAACAGACGGCTGCAGTCGCTCAATCTCCCTGACCTTAGCTTCCGCAAAGAACTTGCTTCCCTTACCTTCGTCTGGTCGCTCAACGATCCTGAAATCTCCGCCGGCTAGAGCCCTAAGCACAGATGCCTCAGTCATACTTGACGATAGCTTATTGGAGAAGGCGATCGCCTCGGCCTCGGTCTTAAAAGCGACGGCCTTCCTTCCGATCTGCAAGCCTCCTTCAAGTCCGAAGGAGCTTGGGTGATTCATTTCTACGACGAACGCCCGGAAGTTTTCATCCTTCATGATGTTGGTGCGCTTCCACACCTTGATTCCATTAGCAGCCTTGGAGTCCCATGAATGGGCCAGCAGGTCTTTTCTGCCCGGGAACATCTGGGCTATTGCTAGACCCGTGTCTCCGTTCATCGAAAGAGTCCTTTCAGTATCCGGCAGGAAGTAACCGCTTTCTCCGCTTATTATTTTGTGCGCGGCAAGATATACGTCGTCCATCAGGTGCGGATCGACTGACATGCCCATGTGCACGTTGTCCTCAAGTCCGGACAATATGCCTTTAGTGTAGGCGCCGGACTGACGGCTTGGAACTATGCCAAAGTCACCTTCCATCTGGCTCATGGTGAATATACCTCGAGCTTGCGCATCTCCCTTAAATATTTCTTCGTGTCCAACGTTAAGCCTATGCTTCCTCTCTCTAGTAGCCGACTCAATGAAGGCGCCACCAAGTGTTGGCTCAACATGCATAGCCATAAGTATGGAGGCTAGGTTTTCAGTTGTAGTTCCGGCGGGAAGAATGAATGACGTGTACGAGCTTGGCCCATTTATGTCATTCATGGTGGCAGCGTGGAAAGCCCTGCGCTCAATTGGGATACGCGTGTCCAATAGGAAGGCCTTAAATTGATCCCTTTCCATCGACCCTAGCATGTGCCCCGGTATTCCTTCTAGTATCGGCTGCATCGGATCTATTTTCCCGCGAGTGTGGTGCATGCCTCGACTGTCGCGCACGGCGCTGTCGATTATAGCCTTCATCATCATCGGGTCCTTTTGCGAGAAAGCGGAAGCAAGCGGGTGCTTCATCATGCCAAGGAAGTCAGAGGTCGTAGCCTGAGACTGCATATTGCCCGGTATCAGCAGCCCTGAGTTAGGGTCATATCCAACGCCCTCGGAAAGGCTGAATCCATAACCAGCCCTTACAGCACCCCTGACCTGATAGTCTTGCTTGTAGCCAAGATGGTCGCCGGTGAGGTTGATCATGATGCGCCCATCAGGAAGGCGCTTCCATGCGTAGCCCTTCTTGGGAGCAAACTCTCCAGCCCTGTGGGGGTCTGATATGTAGCCAGTTCCGTAATTAGAGCCAGAAGGGGGCTGAGTGAATCCCCTAAGCCTAGCCGCCTCCATGGTGAGCATGGTAGGCTGTTTCCTTTTATCGTTTCCGTATGTTTGGAAGGTGGTCTTGCTGATAGACCTCATTCCCCTGCCGTGGAATTGAGCAGAGGCTTCCTGTACGCCCTCCGCAGAGCTAAAGCCGCCAATCTGTGACACACCTAGTCCGCCGTAAGAAAGCTGCTGGCCGGCTGGAGCTATCTCAATGGTCTTAGCTCCGTCCTTTTGGGCTCGTCCGATAATTGACTCCTGAACGAATCCGCGAATCACGCTAGCAGGGATCGCACTTCGTCCTTGGTTGCCAAACTGTATCTGTACGTTGCCAGACTCCATCACAGGCTCCCTCTCGATTAGATCAATAGGGTCCTCAGACATAAACATGGCTCCAACCGCTCCAAGGCCACCATCGTAAGGCTTGGCCGCAATAGGCTCATGATTTGTTCGCATGTATTTGCCCGGCTCCAAGTCGTCAGCGCCTACACCCTCGTAAGCTGCGTCATCGGCCCACCTTCTAGCTTCTCGAACATCCGGCTCTAATATCGAAGTATCCATCTTCATAGGCTCAATGCTGCTATGATCCGTGAGCCTAAAGACACCACGCATGCTTCCTCCGTGAAGGGAGGAGTCTATCACAAACCCCTTGGCGTCGATATCCTTATGCGGAAGTATATATTTACCAGTAGTCGCGTTTCGGGAAATTATTGGAGTAGCTCCATCAATTTCTGATAGACCTTTAAGGGCCTTGGCCATGACTTCTTGGTAAGCGCTAGCATCGATCCAGTTGTTAGTGGTAACCAATGCCTTCTTAAGGGAAAGGGGACTAAGCCTGTCCTTCGCCGCCGCCCAGTTGAGGTCATAATTATTCCTTCCCCCGAGAAGGGTGTTTGTGTCCGGGTTAATGCCAAGCACGTCATGTATGAATGCGTCCGCATCCATGCGGTCAATTACGTCCCTTTTAGCTATAGTACCGACGGCAGCTTCTATGGCGAGCAACTCGGCCTTGTTGAAATTTACGCCGGTCTTGCGAAGCGACCTGATGGTTCTCTGCGTTTCAGCTAGTCCTGTTAGTGTGGCGAACTGCTTTATAGCATCAATGCTCACGCTGTTAAGCATACTTCCCTGCGCCATCCGGGCCATGGATTGGAAGTCAAAATTGTCAGACTCGGTAGCCGCTCCGCCTATCACCTTAGCTAGAACTTCCATTGACATAGGTGAAGACATGTCGCCAAATGAGTTCATGAACGGCCTGCGCATGTGCGCTACGCTCATGACTGCCATCGCTGAACTCATCGAGGAGATTAAGGACAACTTTTGGGAGTCGCTTACCTCGGGCGCTTTTTCCGCAACGTGCCAATGGTACCTAGATTTGTCTGCCTTAAGCCACATCCTTAGCTTCTTTGAGAGGGCCGTGTTCCTTGGCAGGTGGGTTGCTTCTAGTAGCTGCGCTGCAGCAAGCAAAGGGATGGTGCCATCTAGCGTATGGGCTATGTTGCGGATAAATCCGTTCTTGTAATACTCCTTTTGGATTAACGTCGGGAGCGAGTCCTTGCTATCAAATGATCTGCTTACAACGTACCTTAGTAATCCGGGGTCGGCGACAACCTCTCTATCGACAGAGAAGCGAGTTCCAGCCTCGGCTGCAAAATCTCCAAGTATCCTAGCGATACGAGGTATGCGCATTTGCAGCATCTTTTGCTCATAGTCCGCGCTGGTGTAATCAAGGTTTACCACGCGCTCAGCTTCTTCTGCCTCCGCGTCGCGTATAAACTCAGCGAGCAAATTATGTCCAGTTGCGCTAGTCCTCGACACCACCCTAAGAGGCTCTGAGGCTACGGCCTTTTGCTTTTTACTGGCGGCTGTGCTTGTGAGCCCATTGAGAAGGCTAGCCGTGTGCGGCTCCATCGTAGAGCCGAGTGCCTCATACGCGGAGGTGACGACCAAGGCTCCCTCCCTAGTGTAGTGCCGTACCAAGGCCGCCTGAGACTGAGGCTTATAGCCTCCCGCGTCACGTCGGTCTGTGGCCGGGATAGAATCCCAGCTTCCTTGATCGATGCCCGTAACATTACCAAGGCCGATATTGTATGCCTGCTGATCGATGGTTTCTGCCATGCGCAAGAAGCCAAGAGCCTTGGCCGATTGCTCGCCTATGTTTGGCTCGGTCAGGATTCTTAGCGTATCAGGGTTGGCTAGCATTAGCTCCCGCATAGAAGCGCCCCTGATCCTGCTGCTGCCGGCCAAAATTTGGATGCGCTTATCAAGCCCTTCTTCTCCGTCCATGGAGCTGATGTACTTAAACAGGTCATTGGCCCTTATCATCAATGCGCGCTGCGCAAATTGGGCATGCCTAATGTAGGCTGGCACCTCGGAGTCATAATCTGCGTTGGGGATTTTTGACTCATACAAGGACGTGCTCAGGGAGGCTTCTGCTTTATTCATGCCGCCTTCCGCAGACCTTAAGCCTATCGCTATCTGTTCGTCTCCATTAGTAAGGTTGACTGTGTCTGGCACATCTGGGCCGGGCCCAAAGGTTATGCTCCTGTGCATATTCCTGAGAACCTTGTCGGGCTTGTAAGCAGTGTCGCTTAATGCCGGTACTGTCGGATGGACGCTGGTGCCAGCCATTACCGATTGTAGTCCATAGGCCCGTGCCGAGGCTGCGAAAGCTTCAGACGCTCCACCTACCAACCCATGCAAGACAGAGCCAGAGGAGCCTTCAGCCATGAAGGGTGATCCAATTCCTCTCCTAACTATGGTTTCATTGACTTTAACGCCGTCATAGAACGACCTCTTACCCTGACTCATCATTTGGAATTCGCGCGAGCTTAGCTCAATACGCTTTTGTCCATCTTCGCCGACGCGAGATACCACGACATCCTTAAGGCCGGCGGTCAGCGCTTCGGAATAGAATGCAGCCAACATCTCTTGGAACCTTTGAGTATGACTGGAGCCGGCGATAACTTCTCCAGTATCCCTGATAGATTTCTCCATCTTCTGCGCTAGCTTTTCAGCAAAGGGAGTAAGTTCTACGAGTAGACGCTCAAGCCTAGATGCAAACCTGTAATAGGCGCTTGCTTGGGTTATGAAGTCCGAACTATTTCCGCGCCTAGTTTGTCCCATTGCGTCCATGCTTGTTTCAACACGGATATTCATACGAGCTACATCATCCCTATCACTGTATCCGCCTCGATCAGTGTGCTCAGGGAACCTGTCAGCCAGCGCGTTAGCTATGCGCTTAGTTAGGTCTTTGCCGGCCTGACCTCCAACAAACCTCTGTATGTATTCATTGGCATTCCAGTTAAATTGTATGGTTTCCACGATCGCTTCCATCAGGAAGAACCTTCCGGCTCCAGCCTCAGTGGTGCTATCAACTTTAAGCAACGACCTGAGTGGCATCGCGCGATCAGAGTTACTATTTCCTCCGCTTAACGACTCATTAATGAACGCCCTCATGCACGGGGCGTAGTAGTTAGGAGCGTCCGGGTTCATCGCTGCCCTGTAAAGCTTCCTGAACTGCTCCGCGCTATCGACGCCTGACATCATGTCCCTCATGATGGCCGGTATGGTGTTACCCCTTCCGGATACATCTAGGAGCGGCACGTCATGTATCATGGCGATCATGTCGGCCAGCTCTCCTCGCGTAAACTTAACGCCCTTAAAGTTCTTTTCGATGTGGTCTAAGTGGGCCACGTTGATGTCCTCGTACGAAAGGCCGGCAGCCCTGAAGGTCTCGACGATCTTGTGGGACTCAACCACTTCCGGTATCTCAGCCTTGTAGATGGCGTTGAGCGCGCGGCTGCTCATTCCAATATGCTCCTCGATGACATGCTTGGCGCCCATCGCAGCAGCGATGTCCGAGATAGTCACAGTCTTACCTCCATCCCTGCTTATGCCGCCAAGAAAACCCATGTCCCCACTTTTGTACATCTGGGTTGGGATAAAGCTCTTATCCACAAGCAGCTTGCCGAACCTTATTACATCCTCTGAGTCAGTGTCCTTGGCATTTCCAAATAGATCACGCCTTTGCTCCTCGGTAAGATTTCTGCGCGCAGCGGATTCATCATGCTTAGCCCTGATGACTTGCTCCTGATTGGCCGCTAGGTTATTAACGTCTCCGCCGAATTGACCCAACAAGGGAGAGCCTGCAAGGAATCCAGTCTCGCTAATGTATACGGGGAGGCCGTCATCACCAATGTGCCAGCCCCTAGAGGTGTACATGAGCTTGCCTAGGTGCTTAAGCTCGGCGTTGGCCTTATGGACGTAGTGACCAAGCAGGCTTGCCCTAGCCAGCATTCGCATGCCGCCGGCGAATAGGTTGTTCGCGGACTCTCCAAACGGGCTGACGTTCATTTTCTCCGCGCCCACACTTCCCCCGATCATGTTCAGCTTTGGAGGGTTGCGGAATATGCTACTAGCACTCTGGCCAAGGTTTTCCCCATTGTTACTAGCAAGCCTAGCTACACGCTCGTAAGTATTCTCGGCCACCCCGCGAGGGGAAGCTGCCAGCTCAGACTCAGACATCCTAGACCTGTCTGCGGTCACGTTAGACATTATCTCGTCCGGGTCAGTGCCGTAGTACACGCCCTCAAGAAGCTTCATGAAGGTGTTGGCGGCCTTGAATCCCCACGGGGCTTTTATGGCGTCTGCCTCGTCGATTATAGAAGCAACTGTGAGTGTAGCTCCAAGGCTTACCTCGGATGACATCCTAATCAGGGTTGGGTCGTATGATTGCAAGGCGTTTACCGAGCTCGGCCACTTGGATCCTATAGCAATACGATCAAAGTCTGCCTTACTTAGTGATACCTGCTTGGCAGCATTCTGCGCTGACGAAAAGTCTCCTACCTTTATAGCCTCAGCGAGAACCTTGGCTTCTTCTATGTTCCTCTCAGCCGTCTTAATGATGTTGTCGAAGTAAGCGACGGCATCGGCCATCATTATTCCATCACTCAAACCGGCTAGCACCTTAATCATGGTGGACTCAGCCTTCATCCTGCTCGACGTGTAGTAAGCTATGGTGCGAGGTATGAACTCAGATATGAGAGTGTGGGCCAGCGGCGCGTTAAGTATCTTTTGGATCTCCTTGGTCGCAGTGGCGTCATCAGGCCGGATGATCTCCAGCTTGCCTGACGCGTCTCTGACATGGCTTACCAGCTTGGCGGAGTTGCGATGATAGGTTCGCATGGCCGCGACGATGTGCTCGTCTAGGCCAGTCCAAGGAGCTAGCTGCTTCTCGGGTGAGTCCAATATTCCCATTGGTTCCGGTCCGCCCAGCAAGATAGGAAGGTTAGGCACTGAAGCCGCGTAGGCTCCGGCTGCCATAGCCAGCCGGTCTGGCCGGCCGGCGGCGGTGTTGGCAAGATTAGCAACGTCGCTAGCGGTATAAATATGCCCAGCTTGGTAAAACTTTTCAGCTTCTTGAATGGCATGCTGCATCTCATGGAGAAGCAGGCCGCGAACGTACTCGACGTTAGCATCATGCCCCATGAAGGATTGGTAGTCTATATCCACGCCGCCACTCCGCTTCTTCATCCTGTCACCAAGGGCAGAAACAAGTATAGCTTGCGGGGAAATCCGGAAGATGTTTTCCATCGGGCTGTACGACGCCTCGCACGTTGATCCATTTGGAGACAGCTCAAACCTTGTGTGCTCAAGGTTCGGGTAGAAAGCATACAGCTCAGGGTGGGTTATGATATCACCAAGCGTGTATCCCTTCGAATTGAAGCTGCGGTAGAACTCGTCATACAGGCTGGCGTCAACCGGGACTGCAGAATCAGACACAAGCGTATCTAGCGTCTGGTCTATAAGCTTATTCAGCTTCTCATCCGCATTATAGATGCCTGCGGTAAGCATGCCATCAATCCGGCCACCAAACTTCTGCAAGCTGAGCTCGGCCTTCCTGTCTGAAATCTCAAAGTAATCGTAGCTGTTGCCGAAGTGATCTACCATCCTGCCGATAAGGCCCAGCTTTTCCATCTCGCGCTTCCTAACGTCGTCGAGCTTGGCTATAGCTTGGCTGCCGGTAAGCATCATCAGCTTGGATGACTGGACAGAGTCTATCTTCTTTGAGCCATAGCCTACACCCATGATGCTGCCTTGGCTATCCACAGGACCATCAAGCGTCCTGACGGCCATCCTGTAGTCGCCATCAACGTCGGCGACGCTGCCGGTCCTTATAAACTGCCTAAGCATATCCACATACCTAGCGCCGGCTCCGGGGGTTTTGGCAGTATCAACACCAAGCTTCTCGAGTAGCCTGTTGGCGCTTCCGTTAGACGGGAATGAATCAGAGTCTAGACTATGCTTAAAGTAGTTTTCCTGAGCCGCGAGGTACTGGCCTATCCTAAGGACGCCAGCCATTCGGGAGTTATGGTCTGAGGATGCTGTGTCGGCGTAGCCAGCTACCACTTGCTCCACGAACATCATATTGTCTCCGTACACACCGGCTTCCTTGAGCATGGAGGATATCTCTCCAGACCTGATCTCTCCGCCGTTCACCATATCATCCTCAACCTTCCTCATGATACCCATAGCCTGAGCTAGTGACATGTGGGCAAGAAGCGTTTCCTTGGTAGCCTCCTTGGCGTCAGGCATCATGGCCATCAGCTTAGCTGGGCCGTCTTTGCTTGCGAAGAACTGCAAGGCCATGGGAGGCATGATACCATCCCAAGCGTTGCCGCCCGGTATGATAGAGCCAGCGCCCCTCTTAAGGCTGCTTGGGTCTATAGTGCTCATAGCCTTGCCGCTAGTGTTGGACATGAACGCCCTAACCTCAGTTGAGGTTCCGACGATATGTGACACGTCAGCGATGCTTATTGCATGACTGCTAGATCCTTTTGGCTGTGCAGCTATCATGGCAGGTATGCCACTAGAGCCGACGTGCATTCCTCGCTCCTCGGCTATCCTTAGAGCCCTGCCCGGAGGCTGCCTGTTTACATTGACAGGAACGTAGGCAATGTTACGCTTCTTTGCTTGCCCGTTTATGGAAGTCGAAGTAACCACCTCTCCGATACTCGGAGGTAGGGTATAGAAATCCATGCCCTGATTATGGCCTCCATTGAATAGTCCGCTCTTAGCCCTGATTTCACTCATGCCCGGCTTCATACCCCTATCGTCAAGCGTCCTCATCTCATGGAAGATAAGGCTGGAGTCATTGGTGACCCTCATGATCAAAGACAGGACGCGGATGTAATCCCTCTGGTGGTCAGCCAAGGACTCGCGGTCACCCTTGCTAATCTCCTTGGTGATCTCGCGCAGCGCGGTGAACAAATTGGTCATGGACACCACTGTCTGGACGTCCGGATTGGAAAAATCAGCTATGACAGCAGACGTGATAAAGCCCTTCTTAGTCCCAGCCTCCTGCCTAAGCTTGCCCTGCTTGTCAAAGAAGCCAGCTACCGACTTCTGGAACATGCCACCGCCGGCCGCCAGTCGCTTTACTGCAGCGCTGTAGTCAGAGATTAGCTGCTTGGCCATGCCTTCTCGCATTGGCTTATTGGCATTGGCGTACTCGGCATCATCTACGCCAGTCGGCCTGTGCTTCTCTGCTTGGACTAGGTAGCTTTCAATGGCCCCCTGTATGTCCCTGATCCCGGTGTTAGATGAATGGAACTCTAGGAACTCACCCGCGCGGCCACCTGCCTGCATGAGGGCGTTCATAATGCGAGGACGCATCTTGGGGTCAGGAGTTAGGGCTGACACATCCAGATACACGGGAGGCATGCCACCAAGCTTATCGCCGTAAGCTTGCCGCGCGGCTGATTTTATTGCTGCTCCTATTGCCATGCCTTCGATGTCAGGTAGCGAAGCCATAGACTCATCAACCTCGATGGCGTTAAGCGCAGCTTGCCAGTGATCTGGCACACTGATGACACCCTTGGTAAACGTAGACGGGTTGAATGAAGACGTTGATTGGCCGCGCTGCTTAGACCTATTGGCCTTGGTGGGGTCTCCTGCTTCAAAGAACGACCAATCTATGTCGGCACCTAGCTGGGCCATGCCTTCTCCATGCTTAGCGAGCAGCTTAGATATGTTTTCATCCCTAGTATCCCTGTCTCCGCCGGCCGCTTCGGCCATAAGCTCTCCCATCCTCCTGTAGCTCTGGATGGCGGATGCCGTCATGGCCGTAGGAAGGTTTACCTTACCGGCTTTATGAAGGGCGTTGTACTTGACCGCTATGGCCATACGACGCGCAAGCTGATCAGACAGTAGCTCCTTGTCGGTGTTGTACAGATGCTTAAACCAAGACTTATCAACACGCAGTAGCTCGTTCTGGAATGTGCCAACCACTTCCGTGCCCCTAGCTACACCAGTGTCTTCATCCGCAAAAGCTATCTGAGTGTCCCTCATAGACACGTCGTACTTCTTGCCATCGACTTCAATGGTGGTGTTAAAGTCTCCGGCAGCTTCCCCAAGTATTTCTACCAGCGGGATAAACTTCTTGGAGAAAGAGCTCTCAACGTCACCAAGAGGATGGGAGTACCTAGCGCCGGAATCCTTGGATGCGTACTCAAACAAGTGATCAACCACGCTCTTGCCGCCGTGGCTGGATTCTTTGACGTGCTTAACCAGACCGGAGAGCTGATACCTAACGTGAACATTAAGCGACTCAGTCGTTGACTCCAGCTTAGCTAGGGCTTCGTCGTGGGGACTTGACATGTTGATCATGTCGACAGACGCAGGCTGCAGGTCGGCTTCGCTTATGTGAGCGACTTCAGCTCCAGCTCGCTTCATGGCGGCTTTGGCCGTCTTGAATACGCTTATCTTGATGCCAAACGGATCATAGAGGGCAAAACCAGTCTTGGTCTCATAGACCTCGAACCCATTGTTGTCCTTGAGGTACTTCTTGCCGTTACCGATATCACGCTCGGTGAATCCGGTGATCTGGAAGTTGCGAGCTATGCCATCATATCCCTGAACATGAACGAACGGGAAGGGCTGCACCTTGCTGTGCACGTTCCAAGACGTCGGGTGGACCTTGATATCAGCGAGCGTATCAAGACGCATCGTGAAGAAGGGCCTATTGGGGTCATCTGCTCCGCCGATGTAGCCATCAGCTGGGGTGTTGATGAACGCGTCATCTTTGCGCTTACGGCCACCAAAAGCCTCGTACATTATATCCCTTACTCGTTCTGCCCTGTCGCCGTACTCAGCCCTGAATAGATCTGCGCTCGGTACCTTGGCTCCGTTTAGTCCGGACTGGTTAGATACGTACAGGTTGAACCTGTCCACGAACTCAGAGAAGTTGCCGTTAAAGATGCTCCTGACGTCAGCTCGCTTAAAGGTCTTCATCAGCCTGCGGTTCACGGCAGCAACGTCGACGGAGTGGATCAGGATGCCGCCCTTGGCCGCGCGCAGAGGGTTGCCCTCCGAGTCGTGCGTCTTGAGATTTACCTCAACCGCGTAAGGCATGAAAGTCCTGTAGGTGACAGGGACGTCGGAGCCTGTAAGCCTATAAACGCCGCCGGCTTTGCGCACCTGCTTGCTGTGCGCAAGTAAGGTTCCGGTCATCACATTGAACGTCACGTCGCCCATGCGGTTCTTTTCAGCTATCTTTACTATCGCGGAAAGCTCGTTGAACTCCTGAGGTGTCAGGGCTCCAGAGGACTGGATGGCAGCCATCGTCTCAGCGTTAGCGGTCTCAAGCCTGAGCTTAACCGAGCCATCAGGCATAGACTCGATGACGGGCCTGACATCTTCGCTCACGCCCTGTATGGCGCTGAGTATCTTGTTGGCCTGAATCTGGGAGGCCTCGTCGAGCTCCGAGGGAGACTTGAGCCTCATGCCGCCGGAGGGCAACGACTTGAATAGGTGCACCTTGCCATGCTCCTTTGCGAAAGCTTCCTGACGCATTGGATCAAGGGTTGATACCAGAACCTCAGACCTAGCGTACGCCTGCTTGAGCACGGACTCGACCCATGAGTCCATGCCCGGAGTCCTGACAACGACGCCGTCATCGAACATGTAGGTCTCGATGGCCGGGTTGCCGTTGTCGTCCAGTATCTTAGGGCTTCCGTCGGTATTGGTGAACTTGGCCTTGATCTCCACGCCAGCTTCTTCGAGCCCCGAAAGTATTCTGCTGTTCTTCCTAGCTGCCCTGTTCTCCGCCCAAGACCTGAGCAAGTTGCGAGCGGCCGGGTCCTTGACGTACTTGTCTACCGGGAAAACGTTAGAGGTACCAGACGCGTAGTAGGCGAAAGCTTCCTCGGCCATATTGGTGGCCGTCCTGAAGTCGTCCATGACTTCAAACTTCTGCATATCCACGCCCTTGTTGAGGTGGTCGCGAAGGCGGGTGAGCAGGGTTCCGTAGTTGGCCTTAGCCATCTCTCCTATCTTTTTCACCATCTCCGGGTCGCTTGGCTTGCCGTAGTCGGTCCAGTCCCTAGCAGCTCCGTAGCTGGTCATTAGAGACTCCCAAGCTGCATCAGGCATTACGCCCATATCCTTGGAGGTTCCGAATATGCGGCTGGCGTAGGCAGGGTTAAAGACGTCACCCATGTATCGGCCGGTTGCCTTATCGATAACAGAATCCATCTCAGCGTTAGCTTCGACCACGGACCTAAACAGGGCGTGGGAGATTTCGTGTCGGCCGGTGGTAGGCTTGTACAGGTCTGAGTTGATAGCTATCAGTCTCTTAACTGTGCCATCATTCATGGTCACTTTCTCGAACATGCCGGCTGCAGAGCCCATAGTCCTGAAGGAGTCCATGAGCTTATCATAGTCGCCTCCCTTGACGTTGGACTCGGCTAGCACATTGCTGAACTCCTGATCACTCTTGCCGAAGTAGAACATCACGTTCCCTTCGCCGACAAGGCTGGCTTCGTGCGCCACCAAGGTGGATATGTGCGAAAGTTCTATGGAGCTAGTCCTAAGGTCTCCGAAAGAGTTGACGTGATCGTAGAACCGCTTTGCCATCTCCATGCTGGTGGAGCCGGCAACGCGGCCGAACGCCGGTATCACATAGTCCCTAAAATTATCAACGACCCTAGAGTCTTGCGGGGCGTAATGAGTATATGAATGAAGATGCCTTACACTTCCAGAGAAGCCTCCCCATGCAGTACCCATTGCAATACCGGCTCCAGCTCCTTCGCTCGGAGAGTTGGCATAACCTAGTGCTGCTCCAAACATTCCATCCCTGTAGGCCGCCTTAAGGGCAGCTCCAGAAAGTGAAGGAGCCCATCCGATCGTCGCATTGATGCCCTTAGCTAGAATCTGAGCTTCGCGCGACATGGCGTCCGCGCCCTTGGCTGTGCCAGCCGCAAGTCGCTCAAGCGTAGTCGCACCAAGAGAGTCAGCCCTGACCATAGTTTTGCCGAGAGCCCTATCAACCATGTCAGCGCCAGCTACCTGCATGACTTCTCCGAGCGCCTCAGCTCCAAAGCTACGCATGAATCCGACTACAGGATGCACGGCAGTAGATCCAAGTAGTGTGGCGCCAGCTTCAACTATTTCAGCCGTAGCCATGTTTCGCACAGCATTACCAGCGTAGTCACCGGCTAGCTGCGCGGCAGCTTGACTGGTTCCGTACATAGCCTTGAACGGAGCGCGGGCTACTCCACCGGCTGATTCAAGCGCACCGCCAGCAACGCGCTGTGCAAAAGTCTGGTAGCGTCCTGCGGTAGCCTGAATCCATGAGTCAGCAACTTTGGCTGATTTGGCAACCCGGGCCGCATGGCTTCCGCCCATAGCTGCTATCCTTGCTGCAGAGGCTGGAGTTGAAGCTCCCGCGCTCATTATCATTTCGGGTAGATCCAAAGCTATGTACGCAAGTCCAATAGAACCTTTCTGGTTCACCTTTGAGCTGAACCCATCCCTCCAAGATTCCGGAAGCATTGATGCTAGCACGGAGTTCTGCTCATAAGTGGCTGCGTTGTGCTCGCGAGCCATATGGAACTGGCGCATTTGCGAATCTATGTCGCCATCATCTTTGCCTACTAGCGCGGTGGCCCAGCTCCTGAACTTAAATAGAGGGCTACTTGGGTCTTCAGACTGCCACAGAACTCCATAAAGGTCCCTTAGGCCCCTAAAGGCACCTTCTGCCGTCGTTGCTGCAGCGGCAGCAGGATCGGTGAGCGGGTTTGGGAAATTAGATATGCCTTCGCCTATTTCTTGACCCATTTGACGAAGCGCCATTTCTGCAGGGCCAACAAACTCCATGGTCTTATCAGCCATGTACTGCTTGTATTTCTTGAACGCCTCCCTGCCGGTATCGTCGAATGAAAATTTAAACTTTCCGCCCTCCTCTGACCTAAGGAACTCGGCGTAATCTTTACCGGTCCATTCCCTATTCCTTAGCTCTTGTAGATGCGGGTCCTGCTGTGACTCCTCGGCTGCAACTGGATCCAAAAAATCAGGGAGGGCCTGCCTTGCGACGGGAACTCCCTGCCTTGCCAGAAGATCTCGCGTCTTCTGTATGTCTAGTCCGTCTGAGTTTACCTGTTCGTTATCACTTTGGTCCATTTAGTCCGGGAGGTGTAGAGGATGATCGCTGGCCTATGGGAGAGCCTGCGGTGACTTCAGCTTTAGCCTTAAGTGGCGTAAGCACAAGCCCGTTCATCAATGCCGTACGCATCAGTATTCCTCTTACCTGCTCCCTCGTCTTGGATACTCGCTCAAGTCCAGTTGCAACCGGCTGGGTTAAGTTAGACCCGGCCGCTGGTAATCCCTTAAGCAGGTTCTCCATTTCCAAGTCAGACACGCCGGCCATACTCTTTGACCCGGTTTTGAGCTGAGATACAATATTCACTAGGCCTGACTCTAGCTGTTCGAGTTGCCTATTGGTATCGCTGAATGGCATACTCTTAAAGCCGGGCTTATTGTAAAGGTCCTCAATCTGGTCTAGGACGTCCATTAGTTCGCTAGTCTTGGCCGCTGCCCCCCTCCAAGTTATAGCTGCCTCATCGCCGCCTATGAATGGAACTACACTAACCCCATTTCGCTGTATGTAATGACTCATGCTGGTTCGCTTTGGTTTACCATCAGGGCCGGTCTCCATAATTTCTCCAGAGGGTATAATGGCATAGCTACCGCCCCGGCCCATTTCCACAGTTTCGCCATGGTTAAATAGGGCTGGACCCTTGGATTTCGATATGACTCGGGCCGCACCTATGTTGCCCGTAGAGCCGTACACCTGCTGGGCTATGTAGGAAGGGTCCATCTGCTTCTGCATCAGCTTGGCTTGGTCTGCGGCAGCCTTGGCACGAAGGGCCTGATCCTTGCCGACGGCAGCTCGGTACGCCGTTGCCTCGCGCGCAAAGCTCGGGTCCATCAACTCCAGCGGGTCCTTACCCATTGCCCTAATTACCTGAGTGTCAGACATTTGCGCAGGGGCATAGCCCTGCGGAGACCTATCGGCCGTGTCAGAGTCGTAGTTGTCTAGCTGGGACCTAACGGCAGCCGCGAGGACGTCCGGGTCGATATCCTCTGGGTCGTCGATCATTAGTCTTTGATGGACTGGAAGTCGTGCTGCTTAAGCCTTGCCAGCTTGGTTCCGGTCTTATCGATGCTTAGGACTCCAGATTTATTCGAATCTCCATACGGAAGCATAACAGGATTCTTTTCGTTATATCCGCCGGATGCGTAGAAATCATTAAGGTCCTTAACGAGCTCCTTATATCCTGCGTCAGAGGTAGATGCATCAGGCCTCATGGTTCCTTCTCCAAGCCTAGAGATGGTCTGCCTGTGCTTTCCAACTAGACTTGAGTACCTTCCGTACAGAGCAGACTTAGAATCACCAAACTCACGTCCAACATAAGTATTTAGCGCAGCATTAAGCGCTTCGCCATACTTAGCCGGATCCTTTTCGCTCAATTTTATCGTGTCTGGTCCGCCGGCTCCAAACATGATCTTCCTTGCGTTTTGGTTATACTTATCCGCATCACTATCATGCATGGCATAGGCTGTGCCTGCACCAACCGCAGTAATGCCCGCTAGAGCTCCGCCTATGGTGGCCATTTTCCTATTCCTGCTTATCTTGTTTATAGCATCAGCACCAAGGCTTTCAAGGCCTCGCTCATATCCCGGAATGGCATTAGCAGTATTCCTGACAGCGCCCTCTCTTTGAGAGGCATAATGTGCAACATCCGCCGCTGAACCCGGAGCGCCTGTACCCATCCAAGACCTCGTTCCTTCCGCAGTAAAGGCTTCCGCTACATCAGGTGCGAAATCGGTCGACACTTGAGCAAATGGAACCCTAGGAGCTCCGCCGGCATTATTAATCTGTCCCATAAGTTCAGCAAGGAGCCTAGGATCTTCCTTCGCTCCAGATAGAAGCGACCTTATGAAAGTAAATCCATCATCCGGAACAGCACCACGAAGAAGCATATCTTGAGCCCTGTCCGTAGCTCCGCCCGTGCCCTTGACTCCAAGCAGACTCGAGAAGCTTCTGATTTTCTTTGCTTCAGGCATTGCAGCAACCTGACCAGATGCAATGTCCATCGCCTCCTCTGTGGTCATGGGGATGCGCGTCGCAAGCCTGCCCTCATCGGCCAAATCGAGCTGTGCCGTATCAATAAAGTCGCGCAGCTTATCATGCCTTGAGCGCACAGCATCTTCTCCGGTAGTCGGCGCAATAAGCGTCGGTGCGTCCGTGGTTGTGCGGCTATTTTTCGTAGTGCTACCGCCCGGATCATTTGCTCCCGGGTTCCTAGTGACAGTCTCGTCGAGCGTAGTTTCTGATTTTCCTGAAAGCGTTATTGGAGCCTTAGGATGGAAGGCCGGATTCTCAAGCATTAGCTTTTCAACCAATGCCTGATAGTCTGCCACCTGCTTCTCTAGCGCTGCTCGCCCTTTGGGGCTATATTTGGGTATGTTTGCCATGTCTTTTTTTGGTTATTGATAGAGGCCGAAGCCGGGGTCGGCTACGGAAAAATTGTCTGCTATTGCCTGTTGTTTCTTTTGGGATGCTATGCGCGGATCCACACCTCCGGTTGCCTCAAGGGCTCGCGCGTGTAGATCCTCTAGGTGAGCTGCGCCCTGCTTCCTTCCCTTATGGCTTCCGTTCCATCTTTGGCGCTGCTTGAACGCGGCCATGTTCTTGCCAGCAGGGTTCCAAAAGTCCAAGAATCCTGAGCTCGGAATATTGCCAGAAATAGTGTCCCACATGCGTTCTCCGCTTAGGTATGGAGCCATCTCGTCGTCGGCAAACTCTGCAGCTCGCTTAACCGGCCATGTGTATTCCTGAGAGCTAGTCTGTACGGCCTCCATGTCGGCGTTAAACCTGTCCATTACTGTGGACAGTATTGGTATGGTTTCCGATGCTCGCCTGACCCTTTCCTCATCGCCACTAGAAAGGTCAGCCGCCGCGTCATTGAGGTGCCTGTCTATGAGGGACTTTTTGTCGGCTCGTAGACCCTCCCATAGTGCCGCGCTAATCTTACCGGGCTCTGCCGGAGCAGTATTAGCCGTCCTGAGATTTTCTACGGCTTTTACTAGTGATTGGTATTGGCTATCCTCTCCCGTGTAAGGCTTTGCTGAAGATATAGCCCTAAGGTGAGGAGACATATCCCTTCCCGCCGCATGTATCTGAGATTCGGTCATCTCTCCTCCTATTGCATAGGCAGGAAGGGCCGTGTATGGATTCCATTGTCCGGCGCTAATGATAGCCTCAATAGCGTTTGTGGCTGTAGACCCTGCGTCATTGCCGGATGGAGACAGTTGCTCAAGGCTTCCGGTCTCCGGGTTCATTTTGGTCCTTCCGTAAGGATCTTCTCCGGCGTTGGTTGCAGAGTTGGCTCCGAAAAGGTTGCTGGCCGCGTCAAAGCCAAGGTTATACTTTTCCATAGCAGCCCTTGCCGCCGGGTTCTTCCTTAGCAGAAATGACGTCCCAAACCTTGCCGCTTCTCCTGCAAGCATTGGTTTCCAAGCGTTCTCTGATTTAACGGAGAATCGCCTTTCAGTTTCCTGAAGCCTATCGGCTGCTCTCTGCCTGAGTGACTGATTATCCGCAGATATACCTATTCCTGTTCCTCCGGCAGCCTTACTTAGCTGCTCGCTGGTCATCGAGTCTATAGGATCTGGAGAAAAGTAGTTCAAATTCCTGCAGGATTAAACCAATTTGGCATTTTAAAGGGAGCAGCAGCTGATCCTGCAGCTGGAGCCATGGGGCTTGGTGTTGCGCTTGGGGCACCCGTCGGAATCCATACTCCGCCTGCTCCCGGAGTCCATGCTGGAGCTGGAGACGCAGCTGGAGGCGCAGCTGGAGGCGCAGCTGGAGTTCCGCCTAAGTTATATCCTCCACCAGTAATGGTTCCGGAGAAGGTGTTTGTGAGGGTCGGTGTAGGCGTCGTTGCGCCTAACGTATATTGGCTAAGGTTGGTGCCAGCAGGAAGAACAGTAGGCTCTCCAGCCGTTCTGATGCTGCCAACAGGAGTCGGCGCCTCAGGAAGAACCGGCACCGGAGCAGGCGCCTCAGGCTCACCAGCTGCGCCAGCTGCGGTGAGTAATTTCCCTCCCTTAGTGGTAAAGCTTTCCTTCGGTCCATACATATTGCCAGCCCTAGGCGCAAATCCGGTAAGTCCTCCACGGGTGCCAGCTGCACCGCCTGCGGAAGTTCTTAGCCCGCTTATCCTATCGGTAATAGCTTTGGCCTTTTTGGCGTAGTCCGGGTCGGTCTTGTCAAGGCCCTGAAGCGCCATCTCCATCTCCATAATCTGGGCTTTTACGTCGCCGGCAGCCGCGCGATCCGTTGCGTCTATGCTTCCGCCGGTATTCCAATCAGTTACGCGGTTAGCGTTGTCTTCGCCGGCCATATTGTGACGCTCGTTCTCGTCTGCGTTCCTGTTATACAGCCTGTTGGTCAGGTTAAACTGCCTTTTATTTTCCCACCTATTTGCGTCCGAGATAGCTATCTGCGTTGCGTTGTTCATGGCCGTCGTTTTGACCTGAGCGCCGGCTGACATTCCAGAACCAACGGCCGTGTTAGCGGCTTGGGCTATGGCCTGTTGAGGCTGGTACTGGATACCGAATATCTGGGCCAACGACGGGGATGAGTCCCCTCGGTAAGATGATTGTAGCTGTTGCATTAGGTTGCTTTGGCGGCGGCCGCCTGAGATTTGATACCGCAGTAAGCTAGAGCGTACTCAGCGTTCCATGCGGAGAAGTTGGTGCCGGGGTTGAAGGTATCAAGGATAGCTCCAGCCTCATAGGTCTGGCGTATCTGTTGATCCCTAAGCTGGCCGGTGTTCAGCGTGTCTTGCCATCCGGTAAGCACGTCTGCCGCGAATTGAGATTCGAACGGAGCTACGACAGGTATAGTCAAGGCCGCCGTTGCCGTGCTCTGGCTGGTCGTAGCGGACAGCTGTGAGCCAGTTGCCGTGAAGACCTTGTAGTAGGTGTCTAGGGCCTGCGTGTACGCGGTGAAGGCAAGCTGCTTGGCTTGGAGCTTCTGATCAAAGGTGATGGTATCCTTGATTGCGCTGACAGAATTATGACCCCCGCCCATCGCCGCGCTAAGCCCGGAGGCTATCTGGTTGTTAGCGGACTCATCTATCTCAGGGCTCTCAAGCAGCGACTTGGCCGCAAGAGCTAGCTCTGATAGCCGGGAAAGCTGATCTGCCGTAGTCGGTACAAGTGGGATAGCAGAGCTGCCCATCGTCGACGTAAACATCGACTTCAGCGTGGCAGCATTCGTTACTGTCTGGCTGGCAAGAGAGCCGGTCAGAGACAGGTTCGTGCTAGCCCACTTAGTTGCGTTGGCTATGTACGAGTCTAGTCCGTAAGATATTTCCTCCGTAGCACTTCGGCCGTACAGGCTGTACCCGTAGCCGGTATGGATGACCGGCATCGTGTACGACGACGTCGGGCTTGTATCGTTACTGGGTGTTCCGGGAGGGGGCATTAGTAGATGCTAAAGAAGGAGCGTCCGACCATGGAGCCATCAACCCCCATCCCGAGGATGCGCGGATAGCCAGCAGATACAACGATCTTGAGCTTCACGGCCATGGCACGTTTGTTGATCAAACCGCGCCTAATCGTGCTGCCAGTCGCCGTAGTAAACTGATCAAGCAGCTGCTCGGAGTCTGGATTGACTGTGAGGGCTTTTATCTGGACCGCCGCGCCGTCGGCATTGTCCATGTGAACGTAGAATCCATCGTACTTCTTGTCGACCATGGTCCTGAATTGGTAGCTGCGGCTACGGACTTCGGACACAATTGGCGATCCAATGTCAGCCGTGCCCGTTTCGAGTCTGATAAGCCTGAACTGGCCGGTCTTCTGCAGCGCGAACAAGCAAGGTATGCCGTCCTTTCTAGCTACAAGCAGGACTTCAGGGCTAAACGGATACTCGTCGAGAGATTCGAACATGCCCTTGATGGACGGATTAAGCACAAGCACCTTCCATTTGTCTTGGAACGGCAACGCAAAGTAAAACCTGCCGGCAAAAGACACGGCGCAAATCTCGGAATACCGCGAAGGGTTCACCAGTTGGATGATATCCTTGATTGCGTCGCTCATAGGAGCAGCGCCCTCGCTTAGTTTTCCGCTGTTGATGATCTTTATGCCCGGATTGGTGCCAGAATCGAAGAAAGCTACGAGCCCGGCCATCTCTGCCACAGCGTTTGGGCCGGCAACTCCATCATTGGAGCTTATCTTCTGCACTTGGTGCATGCTGTCGGTCTTCTTTTGGGAGGCTACGTATCCCATGCCTGCTTTTACCGCGTAGATACTGCGGGCGCCGAAGGCGTAGATAAAGTTATGGGTAGTGACCAGAGCCTTAATCGGGTCGTACGTTCCCTGCACCAAGCTCAAGGTGTCTGCAGGTATTGGAGCAACGCCGCCGTAGAATGTAAACGCGAGCTGATCATTCTTGGCCGTTACTAGGCGCTCGACGATGTTGCCGCCGGCCACGTAATCTAAGTCAGCCGTCTCCATGCATAGGGCGTCTCTGTAGCCTTGCCCGCGCACAGGCCTTTTTGTCGCTAGGGCCGGCAGCGCGTAGGCAATAGAGCTATCTATTACCCATCTGCGGTTGTCCCCAAAGAGAAGTATGGAATCTCCCGTAGGAGAATGGGCCGCAATGGCGTCAGTCATTTGCTCGGAGGTCGAGTACAGGCCTGTAGAGCCCTTGCGCTTAGTGATGACGCCTTCGACGATCCTAATGTTAGACGCGTATTCCAATAAGGTGCTTGGCTCAAAGGCCGCGCTGTTAGGGTAGCTGGCGAATCCTTCAAATCGAAGGTCGGACTCGGTTGATATTTCTCTTGGCATAAATTATGGAGTTGCTGGCGGAGTTTAGTCTGGGGGTATCTTCCATCCGTTCTCCTTAGATGTAACGATTTTATTCATTAGCTTATCCCTAGACTTGATCTGATGAACTCTGGTAAAAGTATTCCTTGTGACGCCTGCTGGTGGAGCCTCGGTTCCTTCTCCGGTTTGCATGGCAAGGCTCTCAAGGCCGTCCGGGATTATTAGCTGTCCTCCATCGAACATATTCTCATTGGATGCCCCGGTATACTCCCAGTCTAGGGCTTCTTGCTCTATCGTTATTTCGTAGTATTTACCAAGGACATAAATCTTAACCTTGTGGCCAATCATAGCCGACCAAGGGTAGTTAAAATCAGTCGTTGCGTACATGCTCACCTCCGCCGGCGACCATCCGCATATCAGGTAAAAATCGTATATAGCGCGCAGCTCGCCGGAGCTGTTAGTCCATGTTCGTATCTGCTTCACGCCGACAAACAGCTCAGATGGGCTTGATGCAATGTAGTCCTTTTCAGACTCTAGCCTGATCCATGGGTTTCCGGGCGGATTTTGCTGGTAGTGCCCTTTTACTGTAAACGCCCCGTAAGCTTCTTGGTTTTTCCACCACTCGTTCATTTCCTCGATGCTATTCCAGTCCCTGTACGGAAGTGGTACATGCCTATTAGCCAGCCAAGTCCTTCTATTGTCGTAGGTGCCTCGCGTCCCCTCGATTGGGAGAAATGACCAGCCTTGCCCTATGAAAAACATGTTCGATACAGGTACCGGACTCCCTCCTCCCCCGCCTGTGGCCATCTTAGATTCGCGCGACGTAGTACATAGCGTCAGCGTCTCCCATTGCCATGCGGTCAACCCACAAGGATCCAGTCACATATTGGCGCACAAAGTCGCCCTCAACGAAGGCTATGAGTACGTATATCGTTTCATTATCAGACACTTGCTCGCTTCCATAGGTATTTACGTCTGGCTGACCCGTCCACCTTCCGGTAGCTTCGTCAAACTCCCACTCCATGTACACCCAAGTATCTCCTCCCCCTTCATAGTCTGCGGAGGCGACTGTCTTGTTATTAACTGTACCAGCCGTTACGCTAATGGTGTCTCCGACAGCCGTGACTTTGAATGGGTGATAGCCTTCCCCTCCCCCTACAACGACTATGTCGCTCTTAAGGAACTGGGTCATTACTGATCCCGTCCATTGAGCTATCAAGATGAAGAAGCCTTTAGACCCCAAGCTGGTCGGAGCGCCGCCATTCCCCCATATTCCCCACTTGCGCGTAGATGGGTCTCCGTCGTCATAGCAAAATAGCCTGATCATGCCAGTGCCAGACCAGCTGTAGTAAGCGCCTACGCCGCCACCCTCAAATGAGTCTTTGCCTATCGGGCACGTTCCTGTTCCAAATGTAGCAAGGGTGGTATCTGGATTTGGGTCTCCACCGGTGCTTACGCTTCCTCCGGTTCCATACCCCCTGTATGAGGGTATGAATGACGTTTGCATTGGGTCGGCGTACTCAGAGTAGTTCTGCTGCTCTGGGCCGGGTGCGTAGTTTGAAGGAATGAAGTCCTTCTGGCCATTGTTCGTGCTGCCAGATGTGCCCCTTATGTTTACCTTCTTTTTGACTTTCAGCGGCTGGACGATTGTGCCCTGAAGATAGCTGGAGAAATTTCTATTACCAGCATCAAGGATCAGGCCCTTGTAGCACCTGACTGATCCGTCAGTCATCTGCCTTACCTCGAACGGATGAGTGGGCCTGCCGGGAAGCACACTGTCATCCATGTAGCTAATGTCTATCGGTGGAGGCGGTGATGGTGCCGGCGCATCTGGGCTGCCGGCCATCGCTTTTGATGCCGCCGCTTCGGCTGACTTAAACTTGTACGCCAGATCCGGACGAGCCCTAGTGGCTTCGTCTATCAGACGCTTCCAGTAGGGCTCCTCTGACATGGCTTACTTACCTAGGACGGAATGGTAGACGTCGCGGAGCTTTTCGGCCCAGCGCGCGCCGACGTAAACTCCGCCAAGGAAGGTGATGGAAATGAGGATGATGGTGATCATAAATTAAGCAGGTCGGACAGGCGTCCAGTAGTCCGTGCCGTTGACTGTAATCTTAACCTCGAAAGGATAAAATGGGTCACCACTTCCGTTGCCCTGCAACTCCCTAAAGGTTTGCGACCAACTATTGTTGACGCGGACATAGGATGTGTTGTCGTAGGGAGCTTCATTAATACCTGTCTGGTCGTAGCTTGAGAGGGGTTGCCAATCGGAATTGATACGGATGTATGGAACTCCATCGTTAGTTACATCTGGAAAATTACCTCCGTTCATGCCTTGCGGACCTTGATCGCCTTGCGGACCTTGGTCGCCTTGCGGTCCTTGCATGCCGCTGGTCTGGTCGTAAGACGAGAGAGGTTGCCAATCGTTATTGATGCGGATGTATGGAGTGCCGTTATAGGGTGCTTCACCAATACCGCCGCCACCGCCGCTGTTCTGGTCGTAGGACGACATCGGTTGCCAATCGTTGTTGATACGGACATATGGGCTTCCGTCGTATGGGGCTTCACCAATACCACCACCGCCAGTTTGGTCGTAGGACGACAGGGGTTGCCAAGACTGATTGTAGCGGATGTATGGAATGTTGTCGCTATTTACATCTGAAAAATAGCCGCCATCGTTTCCTTGCGGACCTTGCGGACCTTGGTCGCCTTGCGGACCTTGGTCGCCTTGCGGACCTTGGTCGCCTTGCGGACCTTGGTCGCCTTGCTGGCCAGCACCAGCTGTAGTCTGGATTGAGCCGTCCGGGAAGGTGATGCCGGTGGCTGAGACTTCTGTTCCAAGATTTGTTGAACTATTCCAGACCTTTAAATTTGTTCCCGCCAGCGAGTCGAGGTAAAGCGGACGAGGGGTAGTCGAATTTTGTTCAGTAGTCGTCAGCCATCCTGCTTGCCAGTTAAACTCATAACCGATTGCGCAAACAAGACTGATGCCGTAGTTTCCGCCTCTACTGGTATCAAAATTACCCTTGCTGATATACTGACCAGAGGTTCCGTCAAAGACGATAGGCGTGGTTACTACACCACCAGTAAATGAACCGCCGCCACCCGTGTAGGCCGTGGTCTGGATGGTCAAATCCGGGAAGGTCAGCCCCGTCGGCGTGACCTGCATATGGCTTGCGCCGTCGTACGTGTCGAGGCCGTCAAACTCGAGCGTCGTTCCCTTGGTATGATCGGCAGAGAGTTGAACGCCGAACAAGTCGCCTGCCATCTCTGTGTCATGCGTCCCCGCCGAGTTGGTAATCGAACCAGTCATCGCGCCGCCAGTCAGCGGCAAGGCCGACGTGATGGCTAACGATATATCGGCAGCAGTAGCATACGGGTTGCCGGAAGAAGGCGCCGGCGCGGCGTTCAGCGCGTCGAGCAGTTGCTGGGAAATCTCATCGCCAACATTGACGACGTTTTTTTCCGGAGGGATCGAATACGACGAGCCCATTAGATCACACCCTCGTAAACGACTATAACTCCTGAACCGGTGATGGACAGAGGGCCTTGGTAGCCTTCAATGATATAGATACCTCCACTCGCAATGAGAAGGCCGTGGGCATCGCCGTCGTTAAACTTGATGACGCAGTCGGCAGCCTTGGGCTGGATGTGCAGCTGAATGCGCTGCTCGCCCATTATGACAGGCTCGATTGTGGTGGCGGTGCTTGAAGCCGTAAAAGTCTTCGTTTTGAACCGCTTGATTAGGGGGGTAGTTTTGTTGAACATAGATTAGTATCCTCGGAAATTGATCCTGCGCGTGTTGCCCTGCTGCCGCAATACTTGGTCCATGGCATGCACCTTTGCTTCTTCGGTTCGGTTCTCGATGTAACCAAGGGTATTGACGTCTAGAGTGCCCTGCGCGCGGCTGTAATCAGAAAAAGCTCCCTGAGCCATGTAGTCGGCGAACAAGCGAGGTATTTTTACCTTCTGCCAGTCGCCAATAGTTGGCGCAACGCCGGCCGGAGAGGTCGTAGTTCCGATATAGGTGTAGAAATCACCCTGAACAGCGTAACCTTGGACTGGAATTAGTGATCCAGATGAGCTGCCGGCGTCGTAATACACCTGAGCTCCCGGACTATACACCTGAGAGCTTACCCAAGCGTCACCAGACAGTACTGGAGCGTCCGGGCGGTGCTCGACCCAGACAGTCGAATCGAGCTCATTGACCAAATACATGCCATCATCGATGGTTTCGGTGTCTTTCTGAATAGCGTGAGTGGACGCAATTGGGTCCCTTGACCATACGGCCATTATTTGGCCTGCATCGGCCGGCAAAGCTATCTTTGCGCGGTCTCCGACGTACGTCGTGGCGCATTGGGAGTACTTTTTAAGCTCAGGCCAGTCGTTGGACTCCCATATTTTCTGGAGTCGGCGGCTAGAGAAGTCGCGTATCATCGCGAACCTGTCGGGAGTCGTCAGGTTTCGGTCCAATCCGCACATCTGGAGGGCTATGTGCAGTATTTCGCTGAAGTATGAGGTGCGCATCAGAAGCTTAGACCGGGCGTAACGATCTGGGTTTTAGCTTCAACAGTCGGCTTGAACTCAGGGTTCTCCTGCAGGACGCGGTTCAGGAATTTCTTGTCCTGCCATATGTCATGGCCGAACATAAACTTCATGTGCTGATAGAAATCGATAGGGATTCGGGCCCTTAGCTGGCCTACCCCTTCGGAAAATTTGTGCCCAGTTTTGTTGGTCTCGGCGATGAGCTTCCGAGCTGCCTCTGCTTGGACTTTACGGAGGGCCCACCCCGAGCGAAACTCCTCAAGCATAGGCTTGAGAAGCTCGCCGGGAATGGATTCATGGATGGGCGGCAGCTCAGCCATGACCTCGTACGATTAGGCGTTGTTGGCCTTGTAGTCGAACATGCCGAAGCATAGGGGGCTCTGGACGACCAGAGCGGCCATAGCTTCCATCATGCGACGAGGACCACCGCCATTTTCCGTGAGCTCACGAACCTGCGCGATGTTGCCACCATAGCGGATTTCGAGGTATTCCCACGGGATGATGAAGCCTTTGCACTTGGCGTTCTGCGCGTGAAGGTTCACGTGCTTCTTGGCGTCGGCCTCGGTGGCGTACTTGGCGTTGTTAGTTCCGGCCGTGACAGTCGGAACGTCGCCAGCCCAAGTGACCTTGTTGTCGACCACGTTAGCCGCGATGGACTGGACGCCGTCATAGACGTGCCATTCGCCGTCAACGTCGCCAGAGACGAACTTGATGGTGTAGGGGTTGACGCCAGCGTGGAGGAACTGGGACGGGATCAGCGACAGGCGGCCGAAGTCACCTTCGAACACGTCCACGGAAGCCTTAATGGTATCCGCGTTAGCGTCGCGATTGGTGGTGATGTTGCCGGCGGCCGGGGCGCGCTGGGTGTAGACGAGGTTGGTGAACTGCCTCTTTAGGGAGGTTCCAACGACGGCTTCATGTGAGCGGAACTGGCCGGTCTGCTCGTAGACTGAGGTCATCACGTCCTGAACGTCGTTCTCAGAGAGGTTATCGATCGTGAGATCAGTACCAATGATGGACGTAGAAGGAGTGGTGAAGTTCGAGTCGATCGGGCGGATGACCTGACGATAGTTGCCAGCGGAGGCGTTCGAGGTCTGGATGCCGTACTTGGACTGAGCGTTGGTGCCAGCCGTAGCGAGGTCCGACTTGATCCACGACGTAAGGCAGCGAGTGCGATACGGGAGGGTGCCGTTGTCGATGGCGGGCAGAACGTCAGACGTGAAGGTAAGCTCCATCGAGCGCTTCAGGTCGAGGGTGGCCTTGGAAAGCTGTCGAGACAGCTCGTCCTTAACGCCCGCGATGTTCAGGATGTCCTGAGTCAGGTTGGACACGTGGACAGCGCGGCGGAACATGTGGATGTTATTTTCCACTTCCGTGCGGTAGCCAATCGTGTACTGCTTGAACTCAGAGGAGTCCTTGGGGTTAGTCGGATCGACATCAGCGCCGTCAAGGACGCCAAGTTCGATGGACGGGTCAGGGTTGCGATCGACCTGCCAGCGGAACGTGGTGTTTCCGGGCTTGGAACCACGCTTGGCCATCGAGGTGATGGGCGTGTCCTTCATGTCGACGTTGAGGATCAGGTCCGAGAGTTCTTCTCGGATACCGATGCGAGCACCCGGGAGGGGGCGCTGGTTCTGGAACTGGTTTTCGTAGAGGTTTGCCATGGTCTTGGGTTTTTAGACGAACTTGTTTTTGAACACGGCTGCTAGATCATCGATCGATCCTGACTTGCGATAGCGGTCCATGCTTGCGGCTCCTTCTACCGGGTCACCCTTTTGGGGGCGGACCGGAGCTGAGCTCGTAGTCGTGGGCTGCATCGGTACTCGTTCCTGAGGTTGCTTGGACCTAGCCTTCTGAGCTTGGTAGCTCGTAAGACCAGAAACCATGTGCGCCGCGTAGATTTCATAATCCGGGAACCTCTTGATCTCAGGGACTGCGTCGACGAAGGCTTTCACCTTGGCCGTCCGGTCATCCGTGGGGTCACTAAGCCATTTGAAATCGTTATTAGCGATCTTTTTGGCTTGGTTGTAGTTCTGGACATAGTCCATCTGCTGCGGCAGGTGTTCTTCGATTGCCAAGAGTGCCTTCACCTTTGATTTGGCTATGGACTCCTTGCTTATCGATTCACCGCTCTCTGGGTAGTATCCGTCCGGGTAACGTTCGCAGAATAGTCGAATCTTCCTCTGCCTCTCAAACTCGGCCTGTATATCGCCAGCACTTTCAAGTTGTCCATATGGGTTGTTGGACACAGGTGCGGCAACGGCCTTGGAGCGCTTGAGATCAGAGACCTCATCTTCCAGCTTCTTTGCACGTTCCTCGGCTTCGCGCCTCAGGGCCGTAAGCTTATCCAAACGCTTCTGCATCCCTTTGGTGGAGGATGTAGGCTGATTGGTCTGCCCTTCGGTCTCTTGGCTATCCGTGGTTGCCTCTGGCGTTTCCGCCTCGGGCGCTTCCGACGACTCCACGTCGGTGGTTTGTTGCGTCTGGCCGCCAGACAGCACCCGAGAGAAAAAATCTTCGGGCTTTTCTATCACGCGAGGCTCGGCTGGTCCCGCGTTTTGGTTCATGGGGGGATTAGGCTCGTTCCCAAGTTCGAGTTCAGCTTCAGGCTGTTGGTCGTTGTCCATGTAGGTCAGCGTTTAACGTCCGCAGAGACGAAAGGTAATGTGGCTCAAAGATTTGGTCCTACAAGGTTCATGATCCCTGTGGATTGCTTTGACCCGCATTCGTTCCAGAAGTGGCTACGTCTCGGCGCGTCTGAAGCTCTACGAGCATGTCATTGAACGCATCAAGGCGGCCGGCGCTATGCACCCGCTCCTCCCCGATGGTGCCGGATGCCATAACCTTCGACATTTCTATCTGAAGGTACACGTCGATCACAACAAGCACCGCCTTGAACACCTCGGTGACTTGTGGCGATTGGTTCTCAAACGCCCTCTGGATGGCGGCGTTTACTTCTTTTGGGTCTTTTGGTTGGCTCATGCGAGTTGTTGGTCAGGCGAGGCTTGCTGCGGAGCTGGAGCTGTTGGCTGGCCTTCCTCGGCGGCCTTTCCAAACTCTTTCTGGATCTGCTCGCTTGCGGGAGAGACTCCGACGCGTCCGATTTGCTTGTTCTTCTCTTGGTCGATGGAGAACTGCAGCTGCTTCGTGTAGTTTTCCAGAAGTATCTGGAAGATGCGATCGCCCTGCGCGGCCTGCTGGGCCTTCGGGTTCTTGCTCATGATTTCCTGAGCAAACTTCAGCTTGGAGCCGGCCTGCGGGTCGTTTTCCACGTACATAGCTTCGTTGCCGAGCATCATTAGGGCTATGTCGCTGGTCACATCCTTGTACAGCTTCTGTGAGGCGGTTGCCTTGTCGATGATCAGCTCGCGAGCTGCGTCCGGGCTGATTGACTCGATGACGAGCTTGACGAGCTTGTCGCGGTCTATGACTCCAGAGACATCGAGCGGCACGACAGTCTCGACGATAGACTTGAGCTTCTCGCGGACAAACTCCGGGTCGGCGTCGCGCACGTCGAATCGTACGTTCAAGTCGTACTGCGAATGAATATCGGACATTCCCTGCTTAAGCGGCGAGCCGGTAATCCTGACAATCTCCTCCTCTGGCATGTATTGCAGACACAGGGAGAACATCTGCGTGAAACACCTAGTCCAGAAGGTAAGCCAGTTATCGATCTGAAGCTGCTTCATCATCTGAATCTTTACCGGGTCAATGGGCTTCTCCCCGACTTGGAAGCCGAAGTAGTTGCCTAGGTTCTTTTCAACCTGCTCGATAATCTGGAAGGCGTACTCAGGCCGGCCGGCTGGCGGCTCAAGCCAAGTGTAGTCATCCTTATTGGTGACCGGCAGGACTTGGGCTGGAGCTATCCTGTTAAGGGCGCCAATTCGCTTTACCACCTTGACGGGCGGCAGCACTTCAAAGGCAGTTCGATCCCTGATGGCGTCATGCTGTGCTTTGACTTCGTCCTGTTCAGTCTTGGTTAGCTCCGGTATGCCGCGCGACTCAGTCACTTGACGCCTAGAGGTTTCCATCCTTAGCTCCACGAACGGATATTGATTGTGCGCAAAGTTCAGAAGCTCCTGCATGCCGTACATCTCAGAGCCAACCTGAGGGCAGAATACTGTGAAGTATATGGCCGGAACGTTATTCTTATCCAGCTGGCGATAATACGCCCACACTAGCTCGACCAAATTGTCACCGCGCTGGATGTTCGAGTTGAGCATCGTGGTAGTCGGGACAAGGTTGGGGTCATTGAAATAGTAATGGTTGCCCATCGTGCGGGATGCGGCCTCGATAAAGTCCTTCTTCCATCCGCCTATCTCACCCATAGACCTGAGCTCAACTTCTGTCACGTATTGCCTACGGAAGATCACGCGCGCCTTTTGCAGGTCGCTGGTTTCCGGCGGGAAGCAGACTTCATCAAACGGCTTAAGTGCGGTTACAGTAGGAAGGTTCTTGGCAATGAAGGGCTGCTCGATGGTAGACTCTCCGGTCTCCCTGAGCTCCTTGATTATCTTCCTAATCTGACTTTCGATAAGGTCGGGAAGGTAAACCATCATGAGCTGCGCTGCGTAGTCTTCTTTCTTCGGGTCGCTAATGGCGGCAACCATTGAGCTCATTCGGCCATCAGCGCCGGCCATCTGCTGAGCTTGAGCGGCTTCAGCAAGCTCTTGCATGGTTATCGGTTGGACGCGCTTGCCGGCTTCTCGCTCCCATCCGACCTGAACAATCGACCAGCCATAGTGCAGCATGTAGTCTGCCGTAAGCTCAGCCTCCTTGTGCAGCTCCAGCCTCATCTTGGTCTCTACCATCCAGCGCATCAGGTTAGTGGCCGACGCCGCAGACATAGTGTCATTGATCTCAGTTCCGCCGACCTTCAGGGTGCAGGCCTTAAATGAGTGCATGAGGAGAGCTTTCTGCTCCCTGATAAGCCTATCAACCAGCCTGACTCGAACGTCGGAAGCTCCCTCAAATGGGAATGCTGGGTCTCCGTCCGGGCGGGCGTAGCTGTGCTTCTTCCCGTCGTCAGTCTGGCCGGGCCAGCGAGCTAGCCTGATGTCGTCGGCATAGTTCATCTTGGACACCATGGTGCCGAAGAATGCCGAACGCTGGTATTCGTTCAGCAGGAATTGGATGTCCGGTACCCGCGCGTGGTACGCGAGCTGGTCACGCTGATTGCGATGGTCCTTGTATTTGATGTTTGCCATTGGTGTTCTTGGAAATGTGTTCGATCAGGTCGTCGCGGTAGAACATGAACTGTCCTCCTGTCGTCTTGTAGGTCCTGATGTCTCCCCGCCTGCGCATACGCAGCAGGGTTGACTTGCTTATGTTAAAGAGCACCTGAGCTTCGGCTAGTCGAAGCAGCGGAGGCGTTCCTGCTGGTATAGATATCATGGGAATTAGTAAGACCCTCCTCCAATAGCCTTGTAGGTTAGGTCGTCGGTGAATCCGGGCTGCATCACGGCTAGGTACCTCAGGCAGTCGACTGGGTCTTTGCTTGCACCCTTCTCGCCGTCGAGGCCGGTCCATTCGCGCAGGCACCATATGGTGTTTATGCACTCCTCGGAAATGTAAAGCTTAGGCTGGTTGACTGAGCTGATGGGGCTGTTCTGATCATAGGAGAACCAGTCGTTGATAATATTAACCCCCTCCTCGAGCCTGAGGCCGGCGGCAGGAGTGAACCACATCGGCTCTGGGTCTTCTTCGAGCAGCTGTATCAAGGTTGTTCCGCCTTCCTTGTTGATGACTGTAGCGTTGCCGGCGCGTGGGTCGATGTAGCGCTCGAACACCTCCTCCCCCTCCTCTAGGGTCCGGATGTGCTGCTTGGTTTCGATGAGCCCCATCCCCGCCCCCTGCCTCTGAGCTGGCCCCGCTTTCCCGTCAGCCTTGTCTCCATTTAGGGCCCACTCTCCCATGCTTATGTCCGGCCATTCTCGGTAGACATACTTGTTGCCCTGCTTATCGACTCGCATCCAGAGCATGAACCAATTTCGAGCTCCAGCTGGATCAGCCACCATGTAATTGGTCCCTTCGGTTGGTATAAGCTTCTTGGGAATGATGTTGGGCTCTCCGAACCTAGGGAATTGGGAACCAGACAGCGACTCAGCCCAGCCGTACGCTCGTATTTTTACTTCGTACGGACCGCGCCCGCGCAACGCCAGCTTGATTTGGTCGAATGGAGAGTAGCCATTTAGTATTGAATGAAACCATATCACGCTCGCCGAGCCCTTAATGCAACTTGCTGTGTACGGCATGTGGCCGCGCGGTATGCTGGGAACGTTCTGGGTGTCAGGCAATAGGTCGGCCTTGAGGGTCTTTTTGAATCTGCAGCCGGAAACGTATTCCTTAACCACCGGAGTGTATCCGGTGATAGGAGTAAAGGTCAGGATCATTTTTCCAGAGCGCGTCACCAATCGATATCGCAACGTCTCAACCCAGTCCGGCGGCACAAGCTCATCGCACCATATCAGGTCGGGTTCGCCACCTTCGATGACCTTCTTCTCCTGCCCGTAGTTCATGAAGAATATCTGAGACCTGTTGGGCAGGACGAACGTAGCGTCGGTAAATCCGTTCTTCTGGGAATACTGGATGTTGGTTACCTTGGTCTTCTTGGCGTTCTTGTATTCCGGCGGCATGTACTTCCATATGACCGCCTGCTGCATCTGGATGGAAGTCTGTGAGGTCGTATGCAGGCACCACACCCTTGAGTTTGGCCGGCTGCACAGAAGCTGCATGACGCGCTTGGCTGCGTATTCCGTTTTTCCGGCGCGGTTGCCGCCCATTATCAGAAGCTCGTTGCCAGACATCAGGAGTCCGTCGGCGTCGTGCCAATGGTCCGGCTCGTAGCCATGCCTGTAAGGGTCTAGCTCCTCGGCCTTAATCTTTTCTTCGCGCCGCTTAAGCACATCGACTACCCCCTCTGGGCCAAGCTCGCGCGCTAGCTCAATCAAATCATCCTTTGATGGCGTATGTATTATCGGATGCCGCGTGACCATCAGCGGGTCGTCGCGCGTCCCGATATTGATCTGCTCGAAGCTCACGCGTTAGCCCTGCTTGCGAAGCCCCTTCTTCCTGCTCCAAGTATGTCTAAATTCACTCCGCCGGCAGTCGTGCCGAACCCAACCGAGATGGGACCTCCAATGATGTGCGGAAACTTTCCCGGAAACATCTCCGGTGACCCGTATCTGGCGCCCGCTAGGGCGCCCACGCCGCTTTTTTTCCTTAGAAGGTAATCCCTGTTCTGCTGTTTCATGCCAGCAGCTCCAGCTCCCACCTCGACTCGATCGCTCGTTTTTCTTCCGCCAGCCGCAATAATTCCGGCCGCTCCGGACTCCAGACTGACATAGCCCCCTTTTCTTGGGCCGCCGGCGTTAATTATTCCCTGAGCGCCCATTTCTAGGGTTACTCGGCGCTGATAAGCCTTGTCTGCTCCAAGTCCGTATTGAGCTGCCGTGTTAGCCTGAGCCCTTGAGTCCTCCTCGTATTTCTTCCGCATGAACGGAGAAAGCAGATCTAGGTTAGACTTGATGGCTCCCCGCACCCGGGCTTGCTCAGCTGGGCTTGGGACCTCGAGGAGATCGTCGTCTTCCTCGGATTGGGTCATTACTTACAGCCCTTGAAGGACTTCCAGCTCTTGCCGTTCGACGAGCCCTTGTCGGACTTATCGGACTTAGAGTAGCCCGGCTGCTTCTTCTCGTACGATTCGTATCGTGCCGATTCTGCGCGCTCAGAGCTGCTGTTGGTTTCCTTGTTACTATTATTTGGTTTCTTCATGGCGTCGTTTGATTGCTGAAAAAAGCTTGGCCGCGCTCAGGGGCCGTTGCGAGCAGATTAGCTTTCCGCCCTTCCGGTCAACCTCTACCTCGGCGCCCGGATAAAATAGCTTAGCGTTGGCGACAACGACGTTGTGGGATTTGCCGTCAATAAGGACAGACATCAGCCGCTGGTTCGGCCAGTTGGTCCGGGTGACGATGGCTATCTTAGGCCAGACATCCTGATCGGTAGTCGTAAGCTTAAACTTGGCGAGAACCTTGAGGTAGCCGCCGTCGGTGAATATGATTGGGCACATATGAGCCGGCTTGGCGCCCTGCGTCTCGCGGAACCAGTCTTCGCCTTCCTTGAGCTGAGAGCGCCGAAAGGCTATCATCTCATCTCGGGGCAAGCCATACCGGGCTATTATCTCCTTCTCAGTCTGGGTTGTGGGATGCATAGAGGGCGTCGACAAAGGCTTCATCGATCCAAGGAGCTGGGCAGATGCGGACTCCGACAAAAGGCTGGTGGTGGCGGCACTTGACGACTTGGCCGAAAACGACCTGTGCGTCGTCGTGCCAGAATCCTTCGCGCGTCAGGATATCGCAGATGGTCTTGGGCAGGTTGTCCCAGTCCGGTTTGACCGCATGTGGCAGGCTCTTGGCCTTATCGCCCTTGTTCAAGGGGAAGGCAAAGGTGAGCCTGAGCCACAGGGGGCCTTCGATGGGCTTGTCTGGCTTGTGCCGGCGAATCTGCATAGCGAACAGCTCGCCCCAATTCTTGATCTTCGACTTGGACGTCTTGCCGATGAATTGCCGGCCATCCTTCGTCTTCAAGATTCGGAGGTCAGCTTGGTGGGTTGTCCTGATTGGCTCGATGTGAGCAATGAAGTCGATCCTAAGCGGGTCGCGGCTCACAAGCTCATTTGACATGGGCAGATTTATCGTAACACTCCCGAAGCATGTCAAACGATAATGAGCGTCTGGATACGAACCCGAGCTCTGACCATAATGCTAGCCGCATAACTACGGAGCGCAAGAACGCCGTGATGGAGCTGCTTCGCGCCGGGCGCGGCATCGACGAGATTGCCAAAGACCAGCGTATGTCTCCAAACAACGTCATGGCCATCAAACGGCAGATGCCGGAGGTCACCGGCCTGAACGATGAGTTCAAGACCGCGACTGTCCGCAATCTCAAGAGCTTCGTCCAACAGGCCAGCCAGAAGCTGGTCGACGAGATTGACAGCTTGCACGTCTCCCAGATCCCAATCGCCATGGGTATCGCCATAGACAAGATTCTGACCCTCCAAGACCAGCCACAGGCAGTCGTGGAACACAGATTTTCCATAGACCATGCTTCGCTCGACAGACTGCTTAAATCTCGCGGCGCCGAGCTAGCTAGGGCTAAGGAGGTCGTCATAGATGCCCAAGTCGTGGTAGACCGGCCGGTGGAAACTGAGAAATACCTGAAGTGGGCTAAGGACCCTAGGGGGATTTTTTTGAATTCAGCCGATACCCCTACTGACCCGTCAGCCCCAGCGCCAGCGGCCGACGATCGACCCCCCCCGCCCCCTTCAGCGTAGCCGGTCAGCTCAGCTAGCAGCCGGATTCGCACAACGGGGATTATGTCTAGTCCATGTCAGGTGCTGATCTTGCACCAAATGCACGTCTAACCAGCGCGGCCGCAGATAGGGGGCTTGACACAGGTGCTTCTTTAGGGGACTACCATCCGAGGGTCACGCGTCGATTATATCCCTGTCCTAGGTCAATCAGGGTCACGGAATGACCAACCGGTAGTCTGGGTCAGGTCGAGCTGTCCAATGAGCTCCTGAGGCAGCCCAGATGGGTAAATCGATGTAATGGGATGATGACCATATCCTCCATGGCATTGGGATCATCTGGTCTGTCAGTCCGGCCGGCAAAGGTTAGCTGGGGGTATGGCTCGCAAGCTCGCACATACCTGACAGCGTCGGACGTGGCACAATGGACGGCTATGAAGGCTGGCCGATTGGTCGTATCCGATAGCTCGAGCAAGTAATCCCACTTGTGCTTGGATAGCCAGAAATCCTCGCGGTGGAGTGACCGGCATTTGATCTCCAGATAGGCATGCGCGAATAGCTTATCGTCCGCATGGGAATGCCTGCACAGGGCGTAGTCATGGATGGCCAATTGGCCGGATGGCACAGGGATGCAATTCCACCTGATGGATAGGAAATCAGCTACCGCGCGCTCACGCTGCCGGTCTTCGTTGGTCTCGTAGATTGGGATGGACATGTGGTACGATTAGATCTGGATTGAGGCGCCATGAGACGCAAACCTAAAACCAAAAAGATAAAGCCACGCGTAAGCACAAGCCCAGCTGATAAGCTAGGACCTGATGTGAAGCCAAAGAACCGCACTTGGTTCGATGATGTGATAGATGATAACGATGACCTAAGCGGCTGCATATTGCTCGAGCCGCGCGAGCAGCTTGACGAAGCTATCGTTGGTTGGGATCCAGATGGTAAGCACGTATACTACAGCTATGAGAAGCTGATTGCATGCTACTATGAGGCCTTCGATGATGAGGCCGATGAATGCGAGCGCATGACACAGGCCACCGAATGGGTGGACTATAATATTGTGCGCGGCGTGGTCTACATGGGCGATAGGCAGCCTGTGTTGATCCGCACCGGCGAGCGCATGTGATTTGACTGGGCCCTTAGCTCAATGGTTAGAGCAGTCCCCTCATAAGGGATTGGTTGCCGGTTCAAATCCGGCAGGGCCCACCAAATAATAGGTCAACTAGCTTGACATGAGCTAGGGGATGGGTCAAAACGTTTGCCTCACCCAATCACACACATGAGAACCGCAGCAGAACTTAAGGTACGCGACGCATTGTTCGCTATCATCCACGAACACACAGCCAAGGTCGTCAAGGCCGAGACCGGGGGCACCATCGACCCGGACGCAAGCGTTGCGGCCAACATCCGGCGCAAGGAGCGCGCGATCAGCTTCAACACGACCCTCATCAATGAGGTCTACGCTATGCTCGAGAAGCTTGAGCTTCGTAACCGCTAATCTCCCACACACACATGACCACAAACCTCAGACCAGAAAAGTACGAATACACGGCCCAGCTCGACCACGTCGATATTGGCAGCCGCATCAGCCCGCGCAAATACGAGTACGTCGTAGCTTGCTTGCGTGGCCCTAAGTTCCTCGAGCGCAAGCTTGCTCAGCTTAAGGTTGAGATCGCCAACATCGAGGCCAAGAAGGCCCTCATCACCGAGGGCCATAAGGATTGGATGTGGCTCAGCAGCTGGCTTCGTAATGCCAAGGACTCGTATGAGCGCCATCAGAACGATGGCCCATATTGGATGATCGCTGGATTCTGCGGCAACATGAACCTTGCTATGAAGCTGCGCGACAAGGAGGCCCGGGTCGTCAATGGCGTGTCGTGGGATGATGTGCGCATCGTTCCTCTCAATGTTCGCGTGATCAAATCCCGCACCAAATGAGCGACGACACCAAACGACGCGAGTTGTTCGCAGCATTCCGCGCGCTTAGCTCTGGCACCCCAAAGGTTGTCATTGACGGCGTTGAGTATGGCCCTGATGCCATGCCTATGATTCTCGATTGGATTGAGGATATGACCACTCGCTAATTTCCACCCACACATACATGGACCCAAACAACACCAACATCTCGCCTCTCATCCGGGAGCGCGAGTTCGCAGACAACGCCAAGATCACGATTCGTGAGGTCAACGTCATTCCGACGGCTGACTATCGCATTCATGATGGCATCAACCAGAGCCTGATCAAAAAGATTCTCGAGCACGGCTGCAACGCCGGGCACAAGATCTACAGCGAGCAGGACATGACCGACGATATCATCCTTGGCCGCTATTACCATTCGGTATGCGCGGGTGAGGAGCTTAGTGATATCTATCAGCTCATGCCTAAGCTCGATAGGCGCACGACTGAAGGCAAGAACCTCTATAAGATGTTCACGCTTGAGGCCGAGGCCAAGGGCAAGCTTCTCATCGCTGAGGACATCGCAGCCAAGGCTAACGCCCTTGCTATTGATGGCTTCAGGCTGATGCGAGCGCTTAATCCGGCCGGCGGATCTAAGCCTATCTTCGAGCTTAGTCTTGTGGCCACGATTGACCTCGAGCATGGCGATACGCATATCCCGAACATTTCTATCAAGGGTCAGCTCGATTACGTCGAGGTGCTCAACTCTGGTAAGGTATTCGTGGGCGACTACAAGACCGCGCCTCAATGCACATTCGAAGCGGTCAAGCGCAAGTGCCGCGACAGTAACTGGGGCCTTCAGGCTTACGTCTATTCGCTGCTTGCTAGTGCTCACTTCAAGATGCCGGTTGAATGCTCGTACGTCGTGAGTGCTAAGGACACGATGAATACGCGCGCGTTCGATATCAGCCAGCAGACGCTCGACTATGGTAAGCGCGACCTGATCGCCGGCCTGTACCGCATCCACACCCAACGTGACCTTGGTCTCTCTGATGAGAAGTACCTCTGGCGCTCGAGCCTGTAATGGAACTCACACCACATGATGGCGTCGGCAACAGGTACGTAATGGTCCTGTCCGCGCCGCAGGGCGGTCTCGCCCAGATGGTACGCAACCCAGATGGCAACTGGGTTCCTTACGCGGACTACGCTATCCTTCAAGAGGAGCTTGAGAAGTTCCGCGCGCTCGCATGCGCTACTCCATTCAAGCCTAAGGCCGGCGTGAAGCCTAAGATCAATGAGTGACCTGCCATTTAAGGGCGTGTGGATACCGGCCAAAGTATTCAGCAACCCTAACATCAGCACGAACGCCAAGTTCCTCTGGAGCATCGTACACATACTCAGTAATGAGCGTGGGTGCTATGCCTCTAGGGCTACGCTTGGTGCTTACCTGCATTGCACAGACCGCAACGTCCAGATGCTGATTGGGGAGCTTATTGAGGCTGGCCTGATCACGCGCGACGAAAAGGGTGTGCTCTGGGACGTGGTCACACTCAGTTTAGAGGGTGAAGAAAACTTCACCGGGGGGGTGAAGAAAACTTCCGGTGAGGGGCGAAAGAAACTTCACCCTATAGATACAACTGATGTAAATGATAAGACTAAGATACAGGCGTATGAGCTTGGGGTAGCTATTGCTGAGCTCCATGGAGACGTGAACATGGCGTGGGGTAAGTACCTTGAGGTTCGCCGGGCCCGCAAGTGGACCACCAGCGTTAGCTGGATGCTCAAGCAGGTGAAATACCTGTCTGGCTTCGATCCTAAGTCCGCCATCGACGCTCTTGAGGTATCCACTCGCAATGAGTGGCAATCCATCCATGTGAAGGCAGCCACAGGCCTCTACGGCCGTGCGGTGAAGCCGGCGCAGTCCGACAATGACCACGCCAAGGGATTCTGACATGAAACAGATCAACGACACCAAGTACCACATGCTGCCCGACGGCTCCGTGGTCCGGCCGCTTAAGGCTAGGACCAAGGGCAAGGTGCGGTACTTCAACCTTCGGCTCGATGGCCGCCTCAAGGCGTTCAGCGAGAAGACAATCAGGGCCATGTACAATGACGCACGAAGCTAAGCCCTGTGTGAACTGCGGCTGCATGATCCAGCCTAACGTGCTCGAGATTGCCGGCCATGTGATTAGGTTGGCGCCGGCTGAGTACTGTTGCGCAGAAGCTTGCGTGTTGGCCGCTGAGGCCATCCGCGCGAAGGAGGAGGGCATTAAGCCTAGCCCCAGCAACACAGATGGATGCCCGGAGCTGTTCAAGGATACTGATCCCAACAGGCTGCCCGAGGTGCTGCGCAACGTGGCCATGCATTGGGACCCGGCTGTGACCAAGCGGTCTATCATCATACATGGAGCTACTCGCAAGGGTAAGACCCGTTGCATGTGGTATGTGCGCAATAGGCTCAAGGGCGCTAAGCGTTTCGTACGTATCCTTACCATGTTCGAGCTTGAGGCCGACCTTGTTGCCGCGTGGGGCAAGGATAGGTGGGATAAGATGATGCGCGACCTCGTTGAGTGTGACGTGCTTGGCCTTGATGACCTTGGTAAAGAGAAGATGACCGAACGCATGGCCTCTGTGTTGTTCGCGCTCATTGACCAGCGCACACAAGCCCTTAGGCCCACCATCATCACGACTAACCACACCGGCCAGTCGCTGCTTGATAGATTCCCGGACAAAGAGATCGGCACAGCGTTTGTCGCGCGCCTCAAGGATAAGGACCTGTTCTCGAGCGTAGCTGTGGCGCCGGGCGTTGAGACGCCTGAGATGATATGAAGCAGAAGCTCCGGCCAGAACTTATGAGACCCGGCATGAAGCTTCTCACACCTCTCGAAATCAGGAAGGTATCTAGCCGCAGGGCCATTGACCATAAAAGGTGGATGGCCCTGTTTAATGCAGCATGCAATAAGTGGAGGTTCATCAAATGAAGTGGCTCATGTTCCTTGCATCTGTCACTGGCCTTGCTGATCAGACGGAATGGGTGCGCAAGCTTGAGACCGGCAGCGTGTCTGATCCTGACGCATGCCTGCATACGTCGCGCGGATTTGTCATAGCTCGCGGTGCGTATGGAATAAGCAATGACGCATGGAGCGAAGTGTCCAAGGCTCCATGGATTGACGCACACAATCGCTGGGCCGCGCGTCGAGCTTGTGCTGCGTATCTGGAAATTACCTACATACGTCTCCGGGCCAAACTCAACCGCCCGATCACCTTTGCTGATGTGTATGCCGGATATCGCTTCGGAGTCACCGGATACGTCCGAATGGGGGGCACAATCAGCTCTACACCCCCTAATTTCAGGGCAAAAGTGCAAGAATATCACGTTCCATATCAACGACTTACCAACTTTAAGTAAGTAATTGTTAAATAGGTGTTGCACGAGAGTGCACACATAGGGATAGTGATCTCCTCACCCAATAACACACATGAGCAACACCATCGAACAGCACAACGTCACCGCCGAAGGCTATAATGCCCTCGTCAGCGCCGTTACCACCGAACTCGCCAAGGCCGGCTATAAGACCGCCATCGAGGTCACCCAGCACAACAACGGAGGCTACGGAGGCTCCCATGAGAAGACTACGTTCCGCGTGATCTTCGGCGAAAGCAGCAACAAAGCCATCGACGCTTATAAGGCCAAGATTGCCGCCGCTAAGGCCAATATCGCTGACCTTACCAGCAAGCATTTCATCACCACCGGAGAGTTCAGTTGGATTGATAGCGTGGTTGCGCTTCCCGAGAACCCGTTCACCGCCCATGACAAGACCGGCAACATCGTCATGACGATCACCGGCACAAGCACCCGCAATAACGGCGCTATCGACTGCATCAGCTACAGCAGCTACAACGTCTTTCCTAATACCGACACCAAGCGCACTTGGGATGGCGTAGTCACGGAATGCCAGCGCACCAGCGAAGCTTCCACCGGCAGCATTAAGAGCTATCAGGGCCGCCCGATCAACCCGGAGTCCACCGCTAAGCGCCTTGTTAAGCTCCTCGCCGAGAATTTCGGCCATCACTTCTCGACCAACGTTTATTCTGCGGCCACGTTGACCTCCGCTGAGCTTGCTAAGCATCGCTCTGATAAAGCCACCGCGAACGCCGAGCATGCTTGCTTGAAGGCCAATGCCGCCATCCTCGCCGCCCTTATTCCTAACTCCAAGGTAGCTTCTGTTGAGCGCAAGTACCGGGGCGCCGGTGTCGGCGACGATGTTCAGATCAGGTTCAACATCAGCCTTGCCGACGTCAGCAAGCACCTCGCTCACAACGAGCAGTATCCCACTAACGCCCAACTCATGGAGGCCGTCGTCGCCATGATTAAGGCCGCCAAGTAATTTCCATCCGGAAAACCAAACCCAAACCAAACACACACCACACACATGGCCTACATCAAGCCAACCAAAGTCGTCTCCCATGAGGAGATCCACAACATGATCCGAGAACTCCACGATCCCATGATCGAGGTGCTCGGGAAGCGCCACTCGGAGGTCAACCCCTTCGAAGACATGCCCGAGATGATCCGCATTCACAATGCGACTGTTCTCGCTGTTGAGGACCTCCACAAGCGCGTCGCCGCCCTCGAAGCCATCATCAACGCTAAGAAGGCCTAACCAACCGGCCCCCGAAAGGGGGCACCCTTTACCACTATGGACGACATCATCAAAGGCGCTATCGACGCCATTCACACCAACAACCAGCTTCTTGCTACCCGGGCTGAGCTTGCGAACGCTCAGGAGAATTACCATCTCCTCAATGAGCGCGTCGCCAAGATCATCGCGGCACAGGAGCTTATCAACGCAGACTTCGAAAAGCTTCGCGTAAAGATCGGTGAGCTTCAGGCCGCCGGCCGCGCGCTCCACAAAGCGGCGTCTACTGACAGCGACGTATCCACAGCGCTCACGCAATGGGAGGAAGCCGACAACAATGCGTCCGCATAAGCGCCACTTCCTTACTGTTCGACTCAGCCCGGCCGAGATCAAATCGCTTAAGCACCTCGCTAAGAAAAGCGATTACCGCACCACCAGCGGCTTGACCACGATGCTCATTCGCGCCTTCCTCACCAAATTCACCCAAACCAAATAACTCCCACCATGGACATCAACACCAACAACAAGCTCAGCGCCGTCGCTTCCACGGCTCTGGTCAAGGCTATCAGCGAAGTTCAACCGCCAAAGTTCGACGCGAAGAACCCCCACTTCGGCAACAAGTATGCGACCCTCGGTTCGCACATTGACGCCATCAAGGGAACTTTTGCCAAGCACGGCTGGACTATTATCCAGCACCCGTCCTCGCACAGCGGACAGGTAGGCATCAAGAGCATCTTGCTCCACGTCACCGGCGACCAGATCGAGTTCGAGGCCCACATCCCCGTGGACCCGGCCAAGATCGACGCGCAAAAGGCTGGCTCGATCTATAGCTACCTTCGCCGGTACGCATTGTCGGCCATCGCAAATCTTGCCGCCGAGGATGACGATGGTCAGGGCGCGGTAGAGGCTCCGGCCAATACCTACACGCCGGCCGCAAAGACGTCGTACGACGCTCCGGCCAAGCCCAAGCAGGCTCCTACGTCCATTAAGGGCGAGTGGCGCAATGCTACCCTCCACTTCGGTAAGAACAAGGGTCAGACCCTTGGCCAACTCCCGGCTAACAGTCTCGACTGGTACGCTAAGGAATGGCAGCCCAAGCCTTACGGCGACAAGGGCATCTCTGAAGCTGACGTGACGCTTCGCAACGCGCTCGACGAATACCTCAAGGCCAAGACCGGCCCGGGTTCCGTCGACACCTCTGACGAAGTTCCGTTCTAATAACCACGGCCCTGTCGTTCAACGGATAGGACAGGCGTTTCCTAAACGCTAGATCTAGGTTCGATTCCTAGCAGGGCCATAACTTTCCCCC